CCTTTGCTGCCTTCCACGACAACGAAGAGTACAATCGTCTTAAGCTAGAGAACAAGCTGGTCGGGCGCACGTATCGTCCCAGCAAGTTTCGCCGCATTACGAATAAAGCGAGGAAATTACAATGACAGACATTTACGAACCAGAATTAGGACAAGCTCTTTTCGGCCAACCCTGGCAACCCTATCCCGCCCCAGATTGGCTCATTGCCTTCCTCAAGACGATTGACGAGGAGCTAGACCTGAGACTCGGCAACCCAGATGACGATTGGGGAACCTCGCCATTTTCTAATACAGGCCAGAAGTTCAAGAATGGGGTATTCGAGGTTGAAGCGTACCAATGGGACGATGAGCGCGATCCCCAACCCTACAACTTCAAATGGCAAGAGATAGAGGTAAGCTGGTACAAGTACCTGGGACGCGGCACGACGGTTAATATTCGTGTTACCCCACAGCGCGGCGCCGAGATGTTGGAGGCGTGCCTGGCAAGTCTTAAGGGAATGGGCGATGTGTAGACTAACCATCCGCAACCTACTGGTCGGGATACTTCTGATAGCCGTTGGGTTGGGCATAGTCAATACTGGACTACAAGTTCCCAAAGAGGTCGGCCAGCTACGAACGGCCATCATCGTCTTTGGCGCAGTGTTGATGACAGCCGGGGGGAGTGCGGGGTTTATTGACCCGCTTTTAACCGAGAAGTTCGCTACGGTCGGCGGACTCACCCTCTGGCTACTCGCGGTCCCGGTAGCCCTCGTGCTGGGGTTCCTTTTATTGAGATTTTTCATATTGAGGTGATTAAATGGGTTTCTACGACACAGACGAGAACAAGAAGTTAAAAGAGCAGGAGCAGGAGCAGGAGCAGGACGATCCCTCTGGACCCCTCTCTCTCGTATCGGCAATTCTCGTGAGCTTCTTTGCCTGCGCCCTTGTCGCCATGTACGTATTCGGATGGTGCGCCGGAGGAGGGGGCTAATGATTAAGGTAATGGTAAAAGCGACCAGTTATGACCTTCAACCCTACCTAGACGAGTTAGGGATTACTGCACCCATCGTAGATGAAAGATATGCCATCGTCGAGTTCGAGTCTCTGGAAGACGCAATCAATCGTCTCGTTGAGGTCGGCGAAGGCGATCTTGTTATCAATCGTTATGGAGATAATGAAGTGGCCAATTGGCGCATTGAGATTTACGACAACTATCGAGAGTAGGCTTTTCCGCTCTCTCTGGTTATGCGGATTATCATGGCGAGAGCGATAGCAAGGGCTGGTGGAAACACTGGCCCTTTTTTGTTGCCTGGGACAGGGCGGGACAGGTTCTCTTTTAAGAGCGCGGGTGCTAGGACGGGTGATGGAGCCTGGTTGCCCAATTTGCCTTCTAAGGCCCCTACAAGCCGTTCTAACGAGAGCGGCTTTTTTGCTGCCCAGCAAGGGAGACTATGCTTTGCGTATAGTCAGCTTATGATTCTTTTGAAAGACGGGGGGAGACGGCAGGAAGAAAGGATGACGATCCCTTACACGTCGTCTACTTCTTCCCCTGCCGTTCTTTCTGTTACAGGTAGGGGGAGTTCAGGTTCAACGAGCGATAAGCGAAGCGTACCAAGAAAAAAATAATTCTTCAGTTCTTCGCCCAGCACCAAGTACAAAGTTACTGCCTGATCAAGCGACATGCGATCAACGACAAAAGAAAATATATCCTTGATCCCCTGCCCCGTCCCTCCCTGAGCGGACCAGTCGCCATTGAGGATAGCCGAGTGAATTAAATCACCTGCCTCATCAATGACATCCAGGGCATAAGCGCCAACGCCTGCCTGATAAGCGCGTAGCTGTTCTTCCTTATAGGTATCTTCGGTCAATTGGATGCTCCTGTTGTGTATTGTGTCATTTTGGTGACTTATTGGTGACAAGGGGATTTAGGGCGCGTGTCTCGCTTAGACAACATCATCGTCCTCGTCGTCCTCTGGCTTTTTGTGAGCCAGCCGTCCTAGACTACTCTTCCGTAGGCTAGTATACAACGTTGAAGCAAATTATATCGTTACTTCAAGGTTGTGCAAGTAAATAGTTGCCCACTCATTCGCCTCTCATTATAAGAGCCTGCTTAGACTCTTCCCCTGCCGCTCCTCATATCCCGTATAATATGAACATCTTAAATTCCGTAGGAGAATCATACATGCTTTCGATGATTAACTTAAAAAGTGGCAAGGTTATATTTAACCCGGCGCTGGGCGACCCCAAGCTTGCCCCGGCTCTTGACACGATAGACCAGGCTATCAAGAGAACGGCGCAACTGACCTCCGTGCCCCTCAACGAAGAGGAATACCGCGAGTATTTACGAAAGGCCGAAGTAGGGGCGCTTCCCCTCGCCGCTCACCAGCTAGTGAACCAAGACAGCGGCGACTTTGAGTACATGACGCCGCCAGAGATAATTGATACCGTCAGGGAGTTCTTTGGCGGGACGATTGACCTGGACCCGGCCTCATCGGAGGACGCCAACCTATTCATCGGCGCAGAGCGCATCTACACGATTGAGAACAGCGGCCTAGACAACGCCTGGCGCACACTGGACGACTGCTCGACCAACGTGTGGCTCAACCATCCATTCGGGAAGGAACTGACGCCGCTCTTCATGGACAAGATGATAGCCGAGTACGAGGCGGGCAATGCCTACCAGGTACTCAATATCACCTGGGCGAGCCTGGAAACAGAATGGTTCCAAAAGTTGTGGGACTTCCCGATGTGGGTCCCGGCTGGCCGCATTGCCTTCCTCGATCCAGCGACCGGCAAGAAGCCCTTACGATGGAGCGCGAAGCATGGCAAGATGGTGACGAGCGGCCCAACGAAGGCAGCGGTCATCACCTATCTCGGTCGAGACATTCATGGTTTTGCCCGCACCTTTATGGGACGATTAGGCGGTACAGTCTACGTTCCTTATCAGTGGGACGCGGACTATTACACGGAGTAGAACAAGAGGAACAAAATGAGTATCAAGAAAGATAAGCTAGAGATTGATGACCTAAACGGCAGGGACAACCACGTTACCCTGGCCTTTGCCCCTGACGACCGCACGCCGCTTGCTAATCGGCGCAGCAAGAAGCTAGTAGCCCACGTAGAGTTCGGAACCGACGTTCCGCTGTACTTTATCGTTTTTTCAAACGACTGGCAGCACTCGATCCACGATGATATAACGTTGGCGATGACGGCCTATAACTCCATTGTTACCGACTCCGGCGCACCTGGACGTCCCCCTGGTCCTGGCATGAACCTGCACAAGCCGGGGGTAGTTACGCTAGGCGCGACGGTAAGCGCGAGAGGGAAGGCGGTACAGAAATGACACCAGAATTGATTGGGTTTATTGGTTGGTTTTTCTTGGTATTCTTCTTTGGCGCCCTTCTCGGCGGCTGGATAGGGTTTACTTATGGCGTTAAGTCAGTTGTGTGGCTAATGGAGCGTGAGCGCGGTGGCAAGTTAAGTAAAGACGAGTTTATGGACATTATCAAAGGGAGAATGTAGATGATTGACTTAGTGATGGGCCTACCCTATGAATGGAAACTGCCGACTGGCACCGAATACCCCAAGATTGACACGGCCTTTGCGCGTAACCTGGATTTCACCGTTGATCCAACGCGCCTAAAGAATCGAGCGATCTCAGCCGTTGGTCTATGGCATGTATACGAGAAGATTGACGGGATGAACATTCGTGTGGTATTGCAGCCGGACGGGGCTATCCTCGTTGGCGGGCGCACGAACAAGGCCACGATACCCGGCAGGCTCCTGGAATACCTACAAGAGAGGCTCGCTATGGGACACGCTCTCTTCGATACGTTCTCGCTCAACGATGAGGGCCTGTACCCGCAGGTGGTCCTATATGGCGAGGGCTACGGGGCGGGGATTCAGAAGGGCGGCTACTACTGCGCGGATCAACGCTTCCGGCTGTTCGACATCAAGATTGACGGCTGGTGGCTAGACAGAGAGAAGGTTGAAACGATTGCCGATTCGCTCGGCGTTGAAACGGTGCCTATGCTGCTGGGAAATTGGGGATTCGACGCTATTATCCAACTCGTGCGCCAGGGCATTACCTCGGTTGTCGCGTACCTGGACGGCGGTGATCCTAACGCGCTGATGGAGGGCGTCATCGCCCATCCTGTCGCCCAGCTATACGACAAGTGGAGCAACCGCGTGATGATGAAGGTAAAGACGCGGGACTTTACGGCAGGGAAGGAATGATTGACTTTGGGCTGCTAGGGCTTCTCGCCTTCATCTTGCTTGCGACGGTCGGTGTTATGTTGGCTATAGGTCTGGTCATTTTCTGGGCGATGGAGAGAGCGGGTTATTGGGTGATGTTCCCGATGCTGTTTGTCTTTACCCTGGCGCTGCTCTACATAGTAGTGCAACTAAACGGAGGATGGGTCAGATGATGCCCGACGCCGTGCTGGTCGGCCTATCTCCTCAACCTTGCTTTCTGTGCGGGCGTTTGCCGTCAGTGAGCTTCGTGGCGGTAGGTAACTACGCCTGGATTCACAACTGCCCGTCTCATCCGTCAATTGAGCGGACAGGGGGCGAATGGTTCGGCACGCACGGAATACCAAGTAGGATAGACGCAATACAGCACTGGAACGCATTTGACGACTGGTGGGCGACACGGTGGCGAAATATAAGGACAAACTAATGTACGCAGGACTATTAGACGAGTGCAGAAACGAGATTAAGGGCGCGGGCTACGAACGGGCGAAGTTGCCCGACTTTCGCCTGCGGTGGGCTGGCGGCAGGCTACAAATTTACAACATAGAAGCAATCTCGTTCCCTACTGCTGGCGGCGATTGGGGGACTGTGTGGTACCTGGCGATTTACAAGAAGCCAACGGGCGGTAAACCAAAAGCGGAAGTGCGGCTAACTAACGGGAAGGTATTTTTAAGTCTTTTTGATATAGTCCTGTTTCTCGCCGGGGAAATAACCATTGACGTTATTCCCGAATAATCGGTAGAATAGATAAATGAACGAAGTGATACCGATCTTAGAGCCGACGTTAGCGGAAAGCACAGCCCTCGTGCTGGGCGATCCTCACCAGTTTTCCCCTGCCGCTCTTGCCCGCATTGCCGTTGACGCCGCCCTGGACAAGCAGATAGCCGCCCTCGCCAGGGCAGGCGTTACTTACCCGCAAATGGCGCAGATACTAGAGATGTCGCTGCCCGACCTGCTCAGGCGCATCGGCTCCCTCATCTCGACCCGCGACGACATCATGTCGTCCTCTATGCTCAACGACCACTTACTGTTCGAGTTGAGCGTTTTGAATGAAGTAATCGCCAATGCCTCTTCTGACATGAATATGCAGGCGACGGATGAGATAAGCGAGAGCGTGGCAAGCAAGGCGCGTCACAATGGGCGGCTGGCTGTCATCAAGGCGCTACAGCAACACGCGCTGGTCATGGGCCTCGTTCGCGCCAGAACTGATATTCGCATTATGCAAAAGGTAGCGATTAGCGTAGTCAGCGAAGATCAATGGAATGCTTTGTAGAGGAAAACATTATGACTAACTGGATGGATACACAATTTATCATCCTACTCGGATTTTTCGTAGTCTCTTCGTTTGCCGGCTGGTTTCTGTATAGGCGTGCCTCCAAGCGGGAGTTGGCTGCACAACGGGACCTGGTTGTTATGGTATCGGTAATGATCATTGCGCTTGCTAGATCGGGAACGATTAGCGAACGGGTGGCCCGCACTGTGTACAACGAGCTATTCGAGAACCAGAACCCGTCAGTAGAGCGCCTGATATGGTATCACGGCCAACTTAAGTACGCGCTGCAACACCTGGGAGACGACTAATGCCATTCCTTTCCATCATCACCCGCCACATGCTCTCGCGCCCCAACCTCCTTCTTTCCTGCCGTTCCTCCATTCGAGGACAGACCGACGCCGATCTAGAACACATCGTTTTGGCAGACGAGATCGGCAGGGGGATAGCTTGGGCTAACATGCAGTTTTACCATCATCGCAACATCCCCCAGGGCGAATATGTGCTGATGCTCGACGACGACGATTACCTTGCTACGCCCTACGCGGTTGAAATGCTAAAGCGAGTCGTTGAATTAGCACGGGAACCGGATATTGTCGTCTTTCGTGACTTACGCGCCGGGCTGGGTAAGTTGCCGTCAGAGGCGGTCTGGCGCAGCCGTATGCCAATCGCCAACGAAATCTCTGGGCAGGACTTCATCGTGCGGCGCGACGTATGGTACGACAATATATGGGCGTTCGGGCTTGACTACGGCGGCGACTTTCAGTTTATGGAGGCGTTGTGGGAATCGCGCCCGACTGTCACCTGGTTCGACGAGGTTTTGGTTGCCAGCGATTGGCAAGGTATGGGTAGAGGAGAATAATTATGAACGTAACAATTGACGAGTTCGCCAGTAAAGACAACCTGCTTTACGAGCTACGCTGGGACCTGAACATTTACCGCCGCTGCAAGGACAAGTTGTATGTGCAGCGGATGAGGGATCGGATGATGGGGAGCTACCTGGCAACGGGTAGATGGGATGGGGGATTAGCGGGGGTATGGGAAACATAATATAATTCCCTTGTGAGTGATACAGAATACGCAGTTAAGCTTTCCAACGACGGTATAAAATTAAGAGGGGCAGCGAGGAGCGCCTGGTTCAGCAAAGAGCCAGAGCTTGTGCTGTCCGGTCCATACGAGACTGGAAAGACATTCGGCGCTCTACATAAGGTACATAACCTGTGCGTCAAGTATCCCGGCACAAACGCCCTCTTCGCCCGTAAGCAATACGCCGCCCTCGTCAACTCCGCTTACCAGACATTTATTAAGAAGGTACTACCCTATCCCCCCGGTCACGAACTATGCCCCGTCACTGTCTTTGGGGGCGGCAGGCCGGAGGTCGTTAATTACCCCAACGGATCGCGCATTGTCATCGGCGGCATGGACAACAGCGACAAGATTCTCTCCGCTGAGTACGACTTAGCCTACATCAATCAGGCCGAGGAGCTTCTGCTGGACGACCACGAGAAGCTGCTTTCGCGTACCACTGGCCGGGCCGGGAACATGCCGTACTCCCAGGTTATCCTCGACTGCAATCCCGGCCCCCCTAACCATTGGCTTCTGAAACGTGTAGCTGCCGGTAAGCTACGAATGTTTAATGCCGTCCATCAGGACAACCCGTCGCTCTGGGACGACGAGCGGCAAGAGTGGACAGCGCAGGGTAAAATCACAATGGAGCGCCTGTACTCACTAACGGGACTCCGTTACAAACGCGGCGTGCTGGGGCTATGGGCTGGTTCGGAGGGGCAGGTCTATGACGCCTTTGACGAGGCTATTCACATCATTGACCCGTTCCCCATCCCCGACAACTGGAAGCGCTACCGCGTCATGGACTTCGGATATACGCATCCTGCCTGCGTTACCTGGTGGGCCGCTGATGGAGACGGTCGTCTATACCGCTACCGCGAAATATACTATACAGGGCGCACGACCATTGAACATATCCAGGGCGTGAACGGGCAACCCGGCATTGCTACGTACTCGGCAGGGGAAGAGTACGAAGCGCCGATGATTTGCGATCATGACGCCGAAGATAGGGCTGTCCTAGAGAAAGCTGGCATCCCGACCATAGGGGCCAAGAAGGACATTAAGACCGGCATTGAGAAGGTGCAGGAACGGCTAAAGATTCAGCGTGACGGCAGGCCACGTATCTACTTTCTACGCGGGGCGCGGGTCGAGGTAGACGAGCAACTAGAGTTGATGTTCAAGCCTACCTGTACCGAAGAAGAGTTTGGCGGCTACGTATGGCGCAATATCGAGGATCAGAAAGAGGTCAGTACGAAAGACGAAGTACCTATTGACCTGGATAATCACGGCCTAGATACCGTGCGCTACCTCATCGCGCACATAGACGAGGGCAGCGGGTCGGCTAAGATTCGACATTATGCTTAGTGGGGGACTATAATGTAGTAAACTAAGCGGGGGATAGTCCTTGACAAACAACCCTTTTCTCGATCACCTAATTTCCGAGGCGGAGGAGCGTACCGAGCTTTACCGCCAGTACCGCGCATATTACGACGGCGACCATCAGGCACAGATAACCGACCGCCAACGCGCCTACCTACAACTGCGCCCCAACCAGGACTTTAGCGCAAATTACATGGGCATCGTGGTAGACAGCGTTGCCAATCGCCTGAACGTCCACGCCTTTGACGCCAAAGACGAAAAGCCCCTCAACGAATGGTGGGAGCTTCTTGCTATGCCCGCCAAGCAGTCGGCTATCCACGTCTCTACCCTTCGTGACGGAGACGGCGCTGCCCTCGTCGAGTGGGACGAGGAACTAAAGCGTCCAGTCGTCTCTTCCCAGCTTGCCTACGACGGACGAGGGGGATTCCAGATTCACTATGATGGATCGACCGGCAAGCCTAATGCGGCAACAAAGCGATGGTGGGTCGAATGGGGGCCGGAGATGGGTAAGCTCAGGCGATTAAACGTCTACGAGCCGCACCAGATTAGCCGCTACTTCGCCACGACCGAGACTGAGTACAATTGGTTGCCCTGGGCCAGAGATGGCTTTCCTGCCGTCATTGATTGGACCGACAAGGGCAAGCCCATTGGCATCCCCATGATCCACTTCACCAACCGGGCCAGGGGCTTCACGCACGGCCTCTCTGAGTTATCCCCCGGCATTCCCATGCAGAACGCGCTCAACAAAGCTGTCATTGACCTACTGGCTGCTGCTGACGCATCGGGCTTTCGGATCATCTGGCTCGTGGGCGACACGGTAGACGAAACGGGACTCTCCCCCGGCGTCATCATCAACTCAACTAAAAGCGCTGCCGATGCCGACCTTAAGGTGTTCCCCGGCGAGGACCTGCGCCCGCTGATTGAAGTCGTGGACAGCTTTGTGCAGCGCATAGGTCAGGTGACGGGAACCCCGCTGTCGTACTTCCAACAGTCGGGGCAAATGGCCTCCGAGGGTACACACAAGGCCCATGAGGGCATCCTTTTATCCAAAGCACAGACGGTATCGAGCGAGATCGGCGTAGGCTGGACCGAGACAGCGCGGATGATGCTTAAGCTCTCTAACGCTTTTGGTGGGACGTCATACGACACAGCGCAGATTATCAAGCCGATCTGGGCCGACTTCGACACCCGCGAAAAGACGGCGAAGCTGCTAGAGAAGGCGACTGTACTAACTGCCTTGACCGGTGCAGGGGCGGGAATCAAGCAAGCTGCAATCGTGGCCGGGTTCTCCGAGAAAGAGGCCGAGCTATTGGCCGAGATGGACGAGACTAACGATCCGGTTCGAATCGCCCAGCGTTTTGCTAAGGCTGGCCTGGGGCCTGACGGTAAAGCGCCACAGGAGGAAAAGAAAGATGACGAAGCTCCTCCGCCAGGCAAGGAATAAAGCCTACCGCTTCCTTGACCGGGGCATTGTCGTCCCTCGCCCAGAGGATTTCCCGACCGACCGCGAGGAGTTCCTGGCGCTACTGGATCGGCAGGGAATAAATGACGAGGAGGACAGACGCGCTTACCTGCTGCTTTTCCTCAACCTGGCTGTCGTTCTCTACCTGGAATGGAACAACACCTGGGCTTCCCGCAACGGCCCCCGCGACCTAGACGAACTCATTCAGCAGTACGATTCTGCCATTGATAAGCAGCGACTAGACTACCTCAAGCTTGCCGAGCAGCTACGGCAGGGAAAGATAACAGTTGACGAGTGGGAGCGGCAGATGAAGGGGGCAATTGAGGATAGCCACATGACGGCTGCCTTACTAATATTTGGCCCGCTCTTCCTGCAAATACCGCAAGTGCAACAGACCATCAACGGTATGATCGCCAGAGAGTTAGCGTTCCTGGCGCGTCTAGCTAACGGGATACGAGCGGGGACTATACGCCTTGACGGGCAATTTAAGCGTCGGGCGGGGATGTATATATCGGCAGGGAGAGAGACGTTGTGGGAACTGGCGCGGATGTGGGCGAGCGTGGGGGGATACACGATGGAAGAAAACGTGCTGGGTGCAGCAGAGCATTGTGAGGGTTGTCTAGCAGAAACGGCAAGGGGATCAGTTCCGATTGGAAGTCTGATCCCCATTGGTGAGCGCGACTGCCTCACCTCATGCCGATGCTACATTAGATTCAGCTAACCGTTCCCAAGTTCGTACAACAGGTAGTCTGCTAGCTTTTTCCCGTCATGGCTGCTCACTGGCTCGAATAGCCCGCTTTCCCATGTCAACCAGTGATAAAAGGTTCTAGAGCGCGTTGGCGTCCATCCCTCCCACGCTCTGACTATACGAGCCTTGTCCAAGTCATAGGTTGCCATAAACACATCTTCGCCAAACAAGTACAGTTCGCCTCTGACAAATGTTTTGTCCATTACCCGCCCCCGAATAGCTTACTAAGCCAACCTTTCTTCTCCTGCCGTTCTTCGGCTGGATCGGGAAAAGCAAATCCTTCCGAATCCCCAGGCTCGCCTACCCACTGATCGAAGCGTTTCTGTATCTCCGCCTCGCTTACCCCGGCATATAATGCCGCTTCGCGTGCGCTCATGTCACCAATGTTCATCGCCCAGAAAATCTCATCTTCATTCATTTCTATTTATCTCCTGCCGTACTATCTGAATAATCGCCCCAACAGCCAGCGCGGTAAGGACACACGCAGCAACTAGAAAGGCAAACGCAAGCTCGCTCATTCGCCCTCTGCCTTATCAAATACCAACAGTACGGCGTACCACAACTTCGCCCCTTCTGGTTGGTCGCGCAGCAGGTGAACGTTGAGGGCGACGTGATCCTTGCCGGTGACAACGACAATTTCGGTGTCCATGACCTCTTCGCCGTCATATACAACATACTCAATCAGGTTCAACTTACTTGGATTTAGACTATACATTTTTGTTTCCTCCACAATCTTAAGATCACCGTAGCTTACTGTGAACGTTTGGTCTATAAAACTTGCCATATCTACCATCCTTCCTTCTGTTCTCTCTCTATAAAAAAGCGGATAAGTGTCGCCGCCAGTTCCAGCGACCCGTACAGCCCTAGCCCGCCAAAGCTGCGATTAAGATCGGCGGCGATGTCCACAAGCGCCTGATCGGTCGTCTCTGGGTGTTCGCGGAACATGCGACCGATGTGCTGCCATTGCCCCCTGCGGGCTGGACCGTGCGTAACATATCTAGGCATCATACCGTTTCACTAACTCCATGACTACCCTCTCGAATTGACGATAATCAATAGTTCCGCCCTCGCGGGGTATATTAACCAGCCAGTTTCTCTTGACCTCCTGGTGGAACGCCTCGGCTTCTTCGAACCAACCCCTTCGCACGCGCTCTCCTTGCCACTGGTTATTCTCTAGTACATACTGCACCATATTGAGAGCGAGGTCAGCCGGGCCACTTCCGCCGTACCCCCACTCGAAGCCCGTTGGCGAGTGCATGACGTAGCGTTGGGCAAGATTGCTTTGGGCAACCCCTTCGTTTACCCCATCATTTTCTCGCCAAAACCGGAACTCCCCTTCCTGTGCGGGGCCAGGAGATAGCCTGTTGTCGGCCAGGCACACAGGACACTCGGTTCCTGTGAACGTGATGAGCGGCCCGAACACCTGCCCGCAGTTCCAGCAGGCAGCTGCGTGATTACCGAAGATGTTTGTTTGAATAGCGTACATAGCTCGCATTATAGATCGTCCCGCCCCCAAAAGGAACTATTCTTATGATGTTCTTACCTGAGAGTCGCATAAGAACCCCCTCCTTTCCCTCTGCTGTCTGCTAATATAAGGCTATTCGCTACATGCGAAACAATTATATTCTAGGAGACAGCTATGTATCACGATATTACACTGGCAGGGCGAATGGGCGGAGAGCCGACACGCCGAGTAGAAAGCGCACCCGTTACTTTTTCGGTAGCGGTTGACAAGACCGTAAAGGGCGAAAAGACGACCCTCTGGTTCCGCGTCACCGCCTGGGAAAAGACCGGCGACTTCATTGAGCAGTACGGGCGCAAGGGTGCGCGGGTGATTGTGCGTGGCACATTGCAGGCTGAGCCTGATGGTGGACCGCGTGTCTGGGATAACGGCAACGGACCTCGCGCCAGCTTTGAGGTGACGGCCTATGAATTGAAGCTAATTGACTGGCCCGACAAAGATGAGGACACTGGCCCGCGCTTCGACAATTCCAGCGCCACATATGTACCGGCTGAGAGCGACGAGTCTATCCCCTTCTGATATAGAATAGGAGAAAAGCAATGATTGAACATTCTGATACGCTAAACGAGATCGCAGTAGCTATCAACGACGTGATGGGGCAGGTTGGGTACGTGCAGAAGCAGGCGGGCAAAAACCTCAACTATACCTATGCCGGAGAGAAGGCTTTGATCGAGGCGATTCGCCCACACATGGTTGCCAACGGGCTATCGCTTATCCCTGTCCATTCCAATGTCCTTCCCCTCGAAACCTACAGCGTGAAGGACGGCAAGACGATGAACCTCTCTCGCGTTTCGTCAACGTTCATGTTACTACACACGAGCGGCGAATGGATCATGGTCGGCACGCCAGGGGAGGGAAGCGATATGGGCGACAAGTCGCTCAACAAGGCACAGACCGGCGCGTTCAAGTACGCCTTGAGAGAGCTATTCACGATTGAGACAGGCGACGACCCTGATGACTTCGCTTCGGTAGGTAGAGACAGCGGTGAGCCAGCGTGGAAGATCGATCAATTCAAGGATCGTGTCCGTGACTATATTCGAGCGAGAGCGATTGATGCTATTCTGGATGGTACACCCGATAGCGTGGCACGTTGGGCCACCGGCGTTGCTTTAAAGGGAAGGAGCCTAGAAGAAGTCGAACGGCAGGGAAAGCTGGCCAAGCTTGCATCTGATGTGGAGTCAGTATTAGACAAGCAACTAGAAATGAAGGAGGCCGAAAATGGCAAGTAGAACCAAAAAGCCCAAGAAGCAACAGCCTCGCCTCTACCCCCCGCGCCCAGAGCTAACCGACCTGGACCAGGAGCGCTATCTCGCCTCTCTTATGCCACCGGAGTCTGTCATGTATTCCACAGAGTACGAGCCAATGAATATCGTGCCCGGAGACACCGAGCAGGGCCGGATAATCGTTATTGCTCGATACTATGAGAGGGTATATGACAGAGGTGAGTTCATTGGTTGGATAAAGAACGGAGAATTTCTTCCCCTGCCGTCCGAACCTGACGAGGATGGCCGCTGGGAGTTAGGAACGGAACCAGCCGACAAGTGGGACGAACTGACCGGAACGGATATGTATACTGACGAGGTGACAAATGGCTAGAAAGAGTGACCTTGAACTGGCGCGAGAGCAGGCGCTTATCGAGAAGGGAATTAACTTTCTCGACACGGAGGAGGACGATGACCCCGAAATGTTCGACTATCTCCACCGTGACGGCGTGTTGCCCCCAAACGCTAAAGTTCTGTTTACAAAGTCGTACACAACGGTCTATGATGGCGATGGTCGGTTCCTCGGCTGGCTACAAGGAGGTAGGTTTACGTCGCTACCCTTCTAATTTGACTAGCTTTAGCTGGTATTTGACAACATAACATACATTAACGTAGAATGAGAGAGCATACCTAATAAGTATGCTCTTTTTGTTTTGGGGAGGACTCTTTCGTGTCAGTTAAGAAAACCCGTTATTGGGTCGCACGTTGTCAGCTATGTAAATCGCAGTGGGCCATTAAAGGCACAAAGGCGCTTGGCGAGGTCAAGGGTTGCGACTTTTGCGGGGCAGGGAAGGGGTCCATCAAGTTAGTACCAGAGGAAGGCTAGATGTCGGCCAACGAAGAGGACGTAGAGTTCGAGGTATTAGATCAGGAAGCGGAGCAGTTAGCAGGCGCAGCAGACGACAAAACCTCAAAGGTTATCGAGAAGCTGCGGAAAGAGAGTGCGAGGCGGCGCGTAGAAAACAAAGACCTCACCGTGCAGGTAGGCGACTTCAAAAGTAAATTATCAGAGGCCGAGTTAAGGTTGGCCGAATTGCTGCCAGTCACTCAACAGCTAACCGCTAAAGAAACCGAACTAAAGGGAATCCTCGACGGGATCGAGGAAAGTAACCAAAGTGTCATCAGGGGGCTACCGGAGGAGATACAGGCTATCGTCCCGCAAGGGCTTGCGCCGTTGGACAAACGGCAGTGGCTAGACAAGGCCGCTCCCATTTTAGTAACCAGGCGTACCGTTCCCCCTATTGAGGGAACTGCCGGAGCAGCTAATCGCTCTGGCCTGCCGCCACTAACCGAGCAAGAATTGGCTGTTGCAGCTAAGCTCAAGGTGTCAGCGGAGGATTACGCCAAAAGCAAGCAAGCTAGAGGATAGCTAGTTATGGCAACAAGAGGATTTGAATTTGCCTACGATCTCATCGGCCAGCGCCCGACCTATACGGACCGACCCGTAAATGGTACGGGGGGCTACGACATCGGGGATGCACTTGTATTCGCTTCCGGCAAGCTGGCGAAAATCGCGGCGAACGTCGCTACCGTCAGTGCTATTTGTCAGGAGCAACGCGCCTCTGGAACGGATGGCGGGCTACTCAAAGTAGCTATCGTCACGCCCGACCAGGTATGGCGCTGTTCTGCCGATGGCACGGTGCTAACCGCCGTGCTGGGCGCACGTACTCAGAATGTTGTGGACGCCAATACGATTGATGCGGATGTCGCTACTGGCGGCTCGCTGGCAGTCTACAATATCGAAGAAGATGACCAGGGCAATGTACTTGTCTATGTCACCTTCACTAATACCACGTTCGGCTAAAATAGGAGGGTAATCTAATGGCTTTAATTTCCGAGCAATGGCCCTTCCTGTTGGAACCGGGCCTTCGAGTGATTTTCGAACAAACCCGCGCCCCGCTGATTGCGGAGTCAGTTTTGCCGAAACTGTTTAACATGCAGAGTTCGAGCAAAGCTGCCGAGCATGATCGGAGCATTGGCGGGATGGGTGACTGGACCGAGTACGACGGGCGCATTGAGTATGACTCGACCGCTCCGGGCTTCCCGACCGACTATGTGCATGTTGAGTACACGAAAGGCATCGCTATCGAGCGCAAGCTGGTAGACGACGACCAGTACAACATCATCAACTCCCGCGTTCGCATGTTGGCCCTGACTGCCCAGCGTACCCGCGAAAAGCACGGTGCAGCCGTGTTTACCAATGCCTTCTCCTCGGCCAATCTAGGCGGGGACGGCAAGGCGCTGGTCGCAACGGACCATCCGCTTAAACCCGGCGCGGCAACGCCTTCTCACAGCAACAAGGGAACGAGCGCCCTGACCTACGACTCCATCATTGCCACTCGTGCGTTGATGCGAAAATTCGTAGACGATACCAACAACCTGGTCCCGATTAACCCGACCGTTCTGTTGGTTCCGCCTGGGCTAGAGGAAACGGCTTACTACGCGACACAGGCGATGAACAAGGCCGAATCACCTTCTGGCGGGTTCCCGAACTATGTCCGTAGCAAGGGCTTTCAGGTTGTCGTTTGGGATTACCTGGAAGATACGAATGACTGGTTCATGATTGATCCGTCGTTGGCTGGCATCTACCTGAATTGGTTCGACCGCGTGCCTTTGGAGTTCGCCGTTGATCCGACCGGTGACTATCACCTGATGGCTCGCTATCGCGGCTACATGCGCTACACCTACGGATGGAGCGACTGGCGCTGGATTTTCGGCCACCAGGTAGCGTAATAAGGACAGCGAGGAATAAATATGAACGACAATCGACAAACTCATTCAGTAGCTTCGCCCAGCGTTCCGCCAGTAAATTCCCCGCTGGTCCCTGACCAGCACGCAGTAGACTCAATTATCAGGGACGTTGAACAGAAGGAGCACGAGGCCGAGGCCGAGAACCAGGCTACCAGCAACGAACCGGAAGCAATCAACGGTCGCGGCGTTGTAGGTGATGCCCTAGATAACGATCCTAGCCCCGATGCCGTGCGCCCGGAGGTTCGACTAATGGGCAACGGTAGACCATCTGCGCCTGAGAGTTCGTTGGCAAACGAACAGCAAGGCGTATTGACCCGCGACGTGAAGATTCTTTCTGGGGGCTTCCGACGCATGAAGGGCGGCTTTGTCTCGCGGGGCGACGTCGGTGATGCCGTATGGAACGCTTGGGTAGAGGAGGGAATCGTGCAGCTTCCAACGCACGTTACCGCTAACCCGCATACCATTCGCAACGTGATACGCCGCAGCAAAAAGCCAGTCGTGGAATAACGGCAGGGAAGAAAGGGATGATCTCTGAGGTAACAATTGCTTTCACGACCGATGCAGGCGGGGCTGCCGACACGAATCAGGCGTCCTACGTTCCTCCTGGGCGCATTGTTGGGCTATACGCCGACAAAGGCACCCTTGACGCGACCGCTGACGTGACGCTCTTCGTTGCTGGTCCCGGTCAGAACTGGGAGCAGGTTCATGCGATTACCGACTTGGCCGCTTCCGCGATGTACTACCCGACCGTGCAGAGCCTCTTTCGAGGCCGACTGCGGGTACTGGTTGCTCAGGGCGGCAACGTCAAGAGCGGTACACTAACGGTCTATATAGAACGCGACTAGGAGGGCTGATGTCGTTCTCCTACCTGGCTAATTTAGTAGAAGACATTCACAAGGTCCGCTATCAGATCGGGGATACCGTGAAGGATAGCGGGCCTCAACCTTTGGGTGAAAACTTCGAGGATGAAGAGCTACAGTCCGTTCTCGCCTTCGAGGGCAACTGGCAACGAGCAGTTGCTGCGGCCCTTGAACGGCTATCCACTCTATGGCGACCTTTTCCCAATATCGAATCTGACCAATTTGGGTTATCCCGATCCCATATTAGTAAGGGATTTGCCGATGACGCCAAACGTTGGCGCTCCATATGGGGCCAACCGACCGGAACGGTAGCAGGGCGAGGTATCCGCACCTACTCCTGGACCCGCGTAGACGCCTACAGCGACGACCTGCCTATAGACGGCGAGGAGGTCTAGTTGTACATCTCCGACCGCGAACAGGCGCAGATCGAGCATGAGTTCAATCGCTCGCTGACCGACGTGGCACTGCTAATTAAACGCAGCGACGTAACGGGAAGCTTTGGCGAACCCATCAAGACCTACACAACGACCAAAACCTATGCCGCTGGATTCGCGTTCTCGCCTTTTAAGTTTAGAGGTAGGGAGAGAGCGGATCAGGTAGGAGAGCAAGTAAGCGAGATTTTCGTTCGCGCTCGGTTCCCCTACTCCGCACGCGGGGTAATCGAGAAAGAGGATCGTATTGCGCTTATCAAGAAGATGCGCCACACTATTGATCCGCCAGAGATGTACGAGGTACAGGGCGTGGTCGAGATGACGATTGCGGGCCTCATCGTTAATCTCCGGCAAGTAGAGCTATAACCATGTCGCTCCGAATGAATGTGAACCTTAGTCAATTCGAGAAAGGCCGCCAGCGCATCGCTGCCCGCGTGCGGAAAATTGACGCCGACTCCGACCGGGCCATGACGCCCATATCGAAAGCGATGGCCGAGGCTGTCAAGGAAGAGATTATCAAACGCCTAGAGGCTCCAAAATCAGGAACGGTATGGAGCGAGGGCGCACCCTGGTCGGGCGGCTGGTGGTCTAACTACTACAACAAGCCCTCGTCTGCACCGGGGGAGGCCCCAGCAGACCAGTCTGGGGGACTAAAGGGAGCGATTACGGTAAACGAAAGCTCGAAGGGCCGCGCTAACCTGGATGTTGGTGATCCCGATGGCAGGCCAGGCGTTGCTCGGCTATTGGAGTTCGGCGGCTGGACGAGCGCCTTTGGTAATCGCGTAGCCCCCCGCCCGTTCATCATGCCTTCGTTGGCAGCCAAGAAGAAAGACCTGCGGCAAATCGCCATTGACGAGTACAAGAAGTTCGTCAACTTAGGGAGGGCGTAATGACCACAGGGATAATGAAGCTCTTTCACGACGAGCTGGTGCCTGTCCTAACGCCCTGGATCGGAACACGCCTGAACCCGCTAATCCTCCGCCCAGACAGCGAGGTACCAGCAGCTACCTACTGGCTGCTTAACTCCGCGCCCAACATCATCTTGTCTGGCCGCATTGCTGAGTACCAAACTCGCTTTCAGGTAGACGGCATCGCCCGCGACCTATCAACCGTACTGGAAATCCAAAAGGCAGTCATTGACCACTTTCTCGGCCTGACGCTCGTCGGCCCGCCCAGCGTGAGCAGGGCAGCCAATGACGTCGCCACCTACTACTACGAACACGACCTACAAATGTACCGGAGCATTACCGGAATATCCATTTATTCAGAAGGAATATAACAACATGAAGATCGTGATCCCTAGTGACAACCCGGCGTTGGCATTGGAGTGCATCAATAGCATCGCTCGGTTAGATAACGAGCAGCTTAAAAATATCTGTATTGTGACTGGCGACGTAGATACAATGTATCCACTGTCTGTTCTCTACGATGTCGCGGTCATGCAACGCCCCGACCCATTTGTGTATGCCCAGGCAATCAACACGGCAATCAGGTTTGGTGGCCCCGACGACTATTTTCTCCTCAACGACGACTGCACTCTGGCTACCAAGAACGGCCTTTCCCTCATAGCACAACTGGCGCAGTACAAAGAGCTAGGCGTGGTAAGCGCGGGACTAAAGGGTATTGGCGGCTCGCTGCTACAGCAGGTGCAGACAACCGGGGTATTACGACTGGTTAACGGAACTGTGTCTTTCGCTGCCGTCCTGTTACCGCAGCACGCTATTGAAAAAGTGGGGATGCTAGACGAGGACTTTGTGTTTTACGGCCACGAGGACGTCATGTGGTGCGATCTGGCACGCGATGCCGGACTACAGATAGGCGTGTTTGACGGCTGCGTGATACGACACGAGCGAGTATCGTCCACCTTTGGGGACAAGGGAGCCTTTTCTGACAACCATTTGGCGGGGGAGTTGCTTTATTGGCGCAAGCGGGCCGGGGAGTTGAGGCGAAATCCCGTCATTGTCCTCGGTCCCTCTCGCTCCGGTGCATCGGTTGTGTCACACGCGCTAGGCGCAATGGGCGTTGATATGGTAGACCAAGCCCCAGCACATTCACCATCGTCAAGCGCCTACTACCGCGATGACGATCTGGCCGACATGCTATCGGCTGGTGAGGTTGGATCGGCACTGTATGGTTACAGGCGAGACGGAGCGGCAGGGGAGAAAGCGTGGGGGACGCGCATCTGGCCCAGCGTGGACGCCGTGAAGCTATTCCTATCGCAGCAGAATAACCCGCTCGTCATTGCTGTCTACCGTGATGAACTGGCGCTCGTCGCCTCCTACGGTATGTCTACCGGCCACAACCACGAGTTCTCCGAACGGCGCATACGCCAGGAGCTAAGCGATTTCTCGGCGTGTATCGAATGGTGCGCCGACCAGGGGATACAGGTGTTGCCCGTCAGCTACGATGACCTCATTTTCTTCCCTGCCGTTCTTCTGGCCGAGATTGCCGATTATGTGGGCTGGAAGGAAAGCACAGCAGGAGCAGAGCAACGGATCAACCAGAATCTCTTTCACTTTGATTATGACGGCAGCCTGCACGAGTGGGAGCTACCGGAGAGTTGGGGGAAGATCGCCGTAGGTGTCAGGATCAACAAACACCCGGAGGCGCAGAGCTTCGCCGCGATTACCGCCCTGGCCCATCAGGGTATGCGCCCTGGCGATGAATGGCTCTACCCTTCCATCCATGCGCCGACTCATTTTGCCGCAACCAATCTAATCAGGAGCTTTCTGCAAACACACTGCGATTCGCTATTGCTTATTGACGATGACATGGTATTCAATCCAGACACCTTGCACAAGATGCGCGACAACAAGGCCAACTGGCGCTATGACATAGTGAGCGCCTTTGCCACCCAGCGCGTCCAACCTCCGCGTGCTATCGTGCTGAGAAAGGGAGAACAACCATCTCATCCCGATTCGACAAATGGCACTTACTACAGTATGCTTGTAGATGAAGTCGCCAATGGAACAGTCATGCAGGTGGACGCCACAGGACTAGCCTTTACGCTAATCAGGCGCGAGGTAATCGAGGCGCTAACCAACGCAGACGGTCCGCAATTTACCCACTATGTAACGTGGGGCCAGAACGGGGAGGGCGAGGACGTTAATTTTTGCCGTAGGGCAGGTTCCCTCGGATTCACGACAGCGGTAGATGTTAGTTGCCATGTAGGGCATATTGGCGCGAACGTCACCGGCTGGGACGAGTTTGATAGCTGGCGCAACAACGGGAGGACAGGTCCCTCTCGTGAAACCCAGCAGATTATCGAGCTTGTCGGACAGGCTCTTCCACATGTAGACCCATCGCTGGGTCAGAACGGGATAGGCTTGATGAAAAATGCTTTAGTTATCGAGGGAAAAAGATATGTCTAAATTTTCGGGAGCGAATATGCTCTCAACATTCGGCACCTGGGGGATTGACGGCCTAACCGAGGTCGAAGTCCAAGAGACTGCCGAAATCACAGAACAGGCCATTTCAGGCCAAACCTACAAGGCGCAAATTGTAGGTGTGCCGAGTGCCGTATTCACGCTGAACCTTCTGCTAGACAACGCCTCTCCTGTGCCGGGACCGTTTCTAAACGCGCTCACGCCGGGGAAAACGGCTGCCTTCACGTTTGACGCTGACCGTACCGGAACTTTTGGAGGCGCATACGCAGGGGCAGGACTTATTCGGGACAACCGAGTAAGCTATCCAGTTGAGGGTTTCGTGTCCATCCAATTGCAAATTGGTATTGACGGCGCACTAACTAAGACGTAATCCGGCCAGGTCGCCGGGAAGGGGTAACAAGTTGAGCGACGAGATTAAGAAAGAGGGGCTAACTGCCGCCCAGTTGCGGCTAATCAAGGTAGATGAGTTTGGTCTGATTGATGCGTTGGATATGACGCAGGGTCAGGTCGAGGACTGGGCCATTGCCAGTGACGAGCTACTGGGGGGCCAGACGGCAGGGGAACAGCCGATGGTGGTCTATCGTCGCACGGTCGTGGAGGCGGCGATGACTGCTAATTGGTTCGTCGTCGCACCGACCGAGTTCAAGCCTTCTGACATGCGAAGTCTACGCCCCGGCGTGCTCAAGGCGCTGTACGAAAAAGTTACAGCGCTTTTTACCACAGTGAATGAGCCTGACGAAAATTTTACAGAGCCGCAGTAGCGGCCATCTATAAAGTGAAGGGGGCAAAAGCGCCCCCACAACTCGTTTGGCTCTGGCGATCTCGTCGCTACGGCTGGCCCTGGTCTGGGGGCTGGTTCAATTGGCCCGCCTACCACATGGCGCGTATCCGCGAGGCCGCGCTGGTCGAGGCGGCAATTGACGGCTACCGCGATGCTAAAGACAAGAATACCTGGGCCAACGAGAACCCCGAACTTCTCGTGCGCTTCCATGAACTACAGAAATACAGGAGATAGCACTTGGCAAGCGTACTAGACACCCTCCGCATCCTATTTGGCGCAGACTGGACCGGCTCATCTGCAATCAATCAGATGAACAACGATCTGTCTCGTGCCGAACGGTCGGCGGGGCAGATAGGCAAGGCGTTCGCCGAGCTTTCCCGCAGCAGCAGCAGTCTAACCAATAACATAAGCCCCGTCGGAGCAAAAGCCGCTGTCTCGTTACAGACGATGCAGGCTCGTGCCGACCAACTGCGCTCGTCTATGAGTAGCCTGGGCGCACAGGTCAATAACGGGTCAATTAGTATTGACACGGCAGCGCGGAAGTACCAGGGCTACGCCAGTGAACTAAAGAAAGTCCAGGGCAGCCTCGATACCTACGCCGCCGCCAGCCAGAAAGCAGACAACGCCTCTAAAGGCTTCATAGACCGACACGGCGGGATGACGGCTGTTCTCGCTAAGTCGGCCATTGCGTTTGCCGCAGTTGTGAAGGGTGCCGACTTCCTCGTTGACTCACTCAAGAAGGTAGCGGAAGTTGCACAAGAAGGCGCGGGTATCGCCCAGCTATCCGATTCATTCGACAACCTAACCAAGAACATTCTCGGCGTTCCTGACTTACTGAACCAGATGCGCGGGGCAGCGAAGGGAACTATCTCAGACGTAAGTCTGATGAGTTCGTTCCTTACGGTTGCCGCTGGTACAACGGGCGAGTTCGGCAAGTCGCTGGCTGCTAACGTACCGCGCATCATTGAGATTGCTAAAGCAGCATCGGTACTGAACCCCGCGCTGGGCGACACGACCTTCTTCTTTGAGTCGTTGGCGAAGGGTATCAAGCGTGCCGAGTTCCGGTTGGTAGACAACCTGGGCCTGAACGTGCGGGTGAGAGAGGCAAACGCCCGCTACGCTGAATCTATTGGCGTCACGGTCAAGGAGCTATCGGCAGAGCAGAGACAAATCGCCTTCCTGAACGAAACCTTGCGCGTTGGTGGGCTACTGATTGACCAGGTGGCAGGCAAGACCGACTCGCTGGTTGACCCATACCAAAAACTGACGGTGCTGGCCGAGAACGCCGGTAATGCGCTGAAAGAGGCATTTGCTCGTGAGCTAGTTGACGCCATGCAGGAGGTCGGCGAATCGACCGAGGGCGTAGAAAAGAATCTCATTGACCTGTCAACGACTATCGGGAAGATGGGCGCGGGCGTTGCTCTCGGTGAGTTAACCAAGCTTGCTGCCGTCTTACAAGTCCTGGCCGACATCAGGGACCCCTCGGCTAGTCTGGGAGGACTGGGCGACTTCGTGGGGCTAATTGGTAAGCTGGCGAGCTTCGATATTGGCAGCATAGAAGCCGTTATCGGAATCCTGCGCGAGATAGGGGTTCTTCCGAAGGGAATAGACGAGGCAGCACGAGCGTTGGGGCGCGTTAGGGAAGAGGCGGGGCGATCTCACAGGGAACTAACGAGCGCCTTCCGTGATCCCGTCCCCGTTATGAGAGAATGGACAGACGAAGCTAAGGAAGCGGCAATAGCAGCGGGCGACCTGGGCGGCGAACTGGCCGGAATGGAGGAGGGGACCAGGGTAAACCCGCTGGCGTTGCGGATGGCCGTTTTGCAGGGCTATCAGGCTGCCTTGCGTGTTGGGACCGAAGAGACAAAGAAGTTCAAGGAAGAGCAGAAAAAACTTAACGACGAGCTAGCGAAGGGGATAGGCGAGGAACTGGCGAGAGGGATAGAGGCGCAAGCCGAGGCTTTTAATGCTCTGGACTCGCGTATGGACGCGGGATACAACCGGATACGCAAAGAAACGCTAAGTATATCGGACTTAATGAAGCGCGGGTTCACCCTGGAGCAAGCGACCGTCGCTTTCGAGGCACAGTCAGAGGCTCTTGCGAACGCCCTGGATGTCATCCGCGAAAAGGCTTCGGCGGCAAGAGAGGCGTTCCTGGGCATCATCGACGCTACCAAAGAAGACCCCACAAAGGCCCTGGTCAGTCCCGAACGCGACGTCACTTTTCGTACTGGGGGCGGGGCTACTCCCTGGCAGACCGAGGCGCTAGAACGCTACCAAGATGCCCTAGTCAGCACAGGTCAGGAATTGTTCGACCTACAGACTGGCTTTAAGCGAGTGGGAGATAGCGCAGAGGATCAAGGAGAAGCAATTGCCGGAGCGCACGCGGAGATGAGACAGTATCAAGGTGCAATCTCCGCGCTGGGCATCCCGGCTACACAGTTCGGCCAAGCTCATCTTGAAATGGCGCTCAACATAGAGGAGTTCCGCAAAGCGAACCTGGCGGCGATAGTTGCGGCTGGTGCGAGCGAGGCGGCGGTCACGTCTTACGGTATAGCCATTGGCGAGTTCTCGAAAGAAGAAGCGGATGCGGCCCACGTGACGCAGAAGTTAATCGAGGCACAAGGCAGGCTGGCCGATAAGGTTGCTCAAGGACTTATCTCGCCGGAAAGCATGGAACGCCAGCTATTGGCGATATTCGAGGGCTTGAAGTCCTCTCTCGCCAGGGCGGAGTTGGCCGCGCCGGTCGGGTTTGTCCTTGAGCCAAACAGTGTTGACCGACTGAATGATTTCTTCGCGGGTGATGTAGGCGAGATAACGGTGCGACCCATCCCAGACATGGCTTTCTTTGAAGAAGAGATTGGGCGGGGTGTTGTTCGCGTCCCGGTCGAAATAGAGCCGACTCGTGATGTAACGTCGGGGGGATTCTTTGAGGAGGTACTAGGGCAAGGGGTCACGAGAGTCGAGGCCGGGGTAGACATCACAACGTCTACCGATGACGCCTATGACGACATCGCTGCCTGGTTCGACGGGGGCGGCGAGCGAGTCGCTAACTTCAACGTCAAAACAGTTGACGAAGGCGATGCATTTACCATCTTCCAGGGCGAGGTAGACGCCTGGATAGAACAGCAACACCAACTAGAGATAACGGCCAACACCGATCCTGCCGCCGACGCCATTCAGTCAGCACTAGCTCAATTCGAGAACTTTACCATCACCGTACACGCGAACGTCGAAGGACTTCCTGGCGCGCCTCCTGAAAGTGGCCCAAGATATGATTTCCCGGAGTTCCAACACGGCGGCTTTGTCGAGCGCGGTCGCGGCTTGCGCGGCGGAGCGATGCCCGCTATTCTCCACGAAGGAGAGTACGTGCTAAACAAGAACTCTGTTGACAAACTGGGTCGCAACTTCATAGAAAACCTAAACGCCGGACGCGGAGGAGGACAGAATACCATCACGCTAAACAATTACGGAAGCATGGGCGGCGGGGGACAGGGCGGGATGCCCGCATATGGCAGCGATACCTTCTGGAATGAGCTAGAAGGGCTATTCCGCCGTCATGGAGTGACGATTTAGCAAGGAGCTAAGACGATTTAGCAAGGAGCTAAACACGATCTAATGGGTTCTTCATACGAACTTCGCCAATTTGTGGCTAATACTGCCGGGGGCGTGTCTACCGTTGCCCTAACGTCGGCCAATCGCGGCATGATTTTCTATGCCGAAACGGGGAATGAGGTACGGAACCCGACAGTCACGCTGTTTAATGGCGAGAAATACAACGTCAACGGTACATGGCCCGCCGATCTCGTCATGGGTAACTCTCGTGCTGTCTATTCCTGCCGAGGAGCGAATCAACAGGCGGCTAACCAGGAGGCCGCCACCCTCATTGCTATCAACGGGCGGTCAGGCGTGCTGACGGGCGTTGAGTATACCGCCTCTGGCGTAGCCACTCATACTGTGTCGGCTATCGTCCTGGCGGCACGTCCAACGGCGCTGATTGACCGCATCGGAGCCTGGGCGGGGCGGCAGCACGAAGTTAATGTTGAACTCGTATTTGACCGGCTAAACAATTGGTCATAGCGGAGCAACCTTGTCACGTTTCTACGACCTAAACGTCTTTTTCTTCTCGCCGTCTAACTTCACGGTCGCTCTACAGGACTCGCTAGGGGGCTACTCGCGGCCTGTAACCAGCGCCAGCGCGTCGTCTATCCTTGATGGCGTTGGCAGCGCAGAGGTGACGTTTCCGGTTATCTCTACCTACGGCGAGTTAGAGGTTCCAGGCAACATCGTCATCCTTGTCTATGGCGACAAGTGGTATCCCAACGCCTTTTTCGTTGGCGAGAGCTATATCATCAAGGAGGTCGAGACGTTCACGCAGCCGCAAGGCCCAGAGATGGTACGGTTGCATTGCGTTAGCCTGCTTGACGAACTGACCAAGCTCCAAATCTGGCGTCCTATCGGCAACGAAAACACAACCGCGACTACGGTTAGCGCCGCGCTTGGCGCACCGATTTCGACGACAATGCGTATTGGAGCGCCCACCAATAATGACGCCGTTGATCTTACCAGCGTAGCTGGAGTATTAGTTACCGACGAAATACGCATCACGCTCAATAATGGAAGCGTTTTTGTCACCCGCGTCACCGAGGGGGGATTGCCGGGCGTACCAGCGACGGTACTTAAGATTAAGGATCGAGTTCCCAGCAACGCCGATGCAGGAAACGCGGTTGTCGTTCGCCATCGGCGCGTGAAGGTAGCGGCCAGCGCAATTGATTTTCTAGTTGGGTCCGAGGTAGACGTGACGATGACAGGCGGCACTCATCACGTCACAATCATAGACGAGGAGCCGGTCACGACCTATGACGGGGCAGTTGATGGCTTTGTCTTCCTACGTGACGCGCTGACATTGGCGGTAGCAAGTGGAAACGCGATAGAGACGACCAACTGGAACACCGTTGCGACCAACGACATCCAGCAGATCATGTCCTATGCTACCGGCTGGACGGCAACGCTCAACGGCACGGCGTCGGGTAGTAAGTTTGCACCAGACGGCGCGGGGGTGCTGGACTTGCTGATGGAAGCAAGCAAAATCAGCGGTGAACACTTCCGGCTAGACATCAACCAGTCGGGACTCAACGCCCCAATCCGGCGCATCAAGTGGATCGGCTTCTCTGAGGACAGCGGCAATACCGGCACGCTGACTATCGTTGTCCCCAACACGCCAACCGATGTAGCGTTCTATACCACAACGCAGCGCGACAACACAGGCATCGCACTAAACGGAATCACAAGGCGCGGCAGGAAAGATAGAGTGACGCGGGTTTATCCGTTCGCTGGAGATGAGGTAATCACCCTCAACTCCGTCAGCCCGGCCACCCTAAGCCTGTTGTCGGCTGCGGGCTACAGCGTCGAGATCAACCCGGCCACACTCGGTCTATACCGTGCGCCGAACGTCTATGACGCCGCGCAAGAAACCGCTCTTGGTCGTGTACAGTCGAAGAGCGTCAACTTCTCAGACATTCGCACTGAGTCAGAGTCACCAGAGTCCATTCTTCCTGCCGCTGACATGCTGGCGATTGAAGCAATGCGCTACCTGGACGTACACAAAGCGCCATACCGCGAGTTCCAGATTGACGGCATGTTGCTTAACTGTGCCGTCCCGCTCAAGGTAGGCCAGCGCGTGGAGCTATCATTTGTTCAGACGCCGACCGGCTACTGGACAGAATCATACGGGACGGGCAACGAGCTATTTGTCAAAAGCGTCAACGTGCGGATCAGCGCAGAAACAGGAGGTATCCCGCTGTGGGACGTGGTACTGGCGAACCAAATTAGACCTCCAGAGGACTTCGCTAGTTCGTTAGCTGGGCGCATGAAAACGCTGGATTCCCTGGCGCGAAGAGGGGCCAGTGGTACGGTGACGATCCTACCAGGCGGTAGCGGGGGAACTGGAGGAAGTGGCGTCACCGATCACGGCCTATTGACCGGCCTCCTCGACAACGACCATCCTGGGTATGTCCTGGCAAGCTCGACGGGCGCTGGTCTGGGGTTGGTCTATGCCGCAGGACAGGTACTTGACCTCGGCACACCCACAACTCTGTCGGCTACCAGTGCGAACGCCCTCTTTGCCGACACGCATACCCACGCCCTTGCTGCCGTAAGCGACGGGCAGACTACACCCGCCGAACTGCTCAAAACGACGGCAGGGGGAAGAGTGAGGCTGACCGGCCTCGGTCTTAACACAGATCAGACCAGTTACGCGCTAGAGGTCAACGGGCGTATCAATTACCGGGGCGTAAACGAGCTAGAGTTCAGCGGCGCGGGCGCGGCTCAGATACGCAACAGCGGACAGCTGCTTACCATTGCGGCGAATGACCTGATACTCGATCCCGGCACGGCTATCTTGCAGGTAGACGGCGACATAACATTTACGAGTGCTGCCCGTACTATCCGTACCAATGTTGGCAACCTAAACCTAGACCCCTTCTCTGGCCTGGTCGTAATGGACGGCAACCTGCAATTCACGGCAGGGGGAAAGACCATCTCGACCGCCGCCGACACGCTTAAGCTGGCCCCCGTTGGCGAACTGCAATTTGACTCAACCGCCAACGTCACCCGCATCATGGCCTCCAATGCTCTCTATCGTGAGGGCTTTGCGAGCGGCTTTCTCGGTACAGGCTGGGGTATCCAGTACGACGGCACAGCAGACTTCCGCTTCCTGCGGGCTGATGAGCTACACGTCATGTCGTTTATTGCCGACATCGCCCGCGTATCCGTTGGTGCTCACTACGTCACCCCAGCAATGGCCGAGCTATCGCGCCCGTTTACCATTCCTGCCGTAAGCTCGACCGGTACGCTCTATGTCAACGACGTGCCGGGATTCCCTGATTCGCAAGTATTTGCAGACGAGGATTGGGTGATGATCCGCACGATGGATCGCTCTAGCGGCGGGCTACAAGCCTTCTTGGTCTGGGGTCAGGTAAGCGGCTATACCGACCTGACGGCAGATGAGCAAAGCTGGACCTTCACCACACGTAGCGCCAATGCCGCAGCAGTAGGCGAGATTGGAGGGGCTGGTCTGATTGCACTAGGCTTCGGGAAGTCGGGCGACGGATGGCAATGGACAACGGCTATCGGGCCAGACAGCCCGTATATGGGTATCACAACCTGGCATGGGGCCAACCCGTATACCGAGGGCAACCGTAAGCATCGCATCCGCATCGGTCAGTTAGTTGGCGTGACAGGTAACTACGAATGGGGACTCCATGCCGGAGTAGCCAATAGCAACCGCGTCATCATTTCTGACCTGCGCTCCGAGCTTCACGGCACACGCCTCTCCCTCTATTCTAATGACAACGCATTATTTAAGGTTGAAGAAGTAGAGATTCGCTTCACCTACAACGGTGCGACGACAGCCGACAGGCTACCGACCTCCGACATCAGCAACCTACAGGCCGACTCAACGGGCGCTGCCTTCTGGACGCAGGTAAGCGCGGGCTACGATACCCCTGCGGCTGGGTCCTACATCAACAACGAGCCAGGGAGGAGCGGCGAGGTGATAATGGGCTTCGCTGACCCGCCAACCTGGACGACGCTGAACAACGTGGGGATAAGGATTCGCCACTCTGGGTCGGCGTTCTCTAGCGATACGGTCACGCTCTACGCTCAGATCATGCGCTCCGACGACATGACGCCGCTAACGAGCGAAGAGATTATATCGATTCGCACGACCAACACCTCATCCGGTACTGGCCTCATCGCCTTCGCCTTCATAGATAAGACGGCATCCGCCTCCTTGTGGAATAATGCCCACGTAAGGGTGCGCTGGGAGTATGCAGCGGTCGCAACTGCTGAAACGATTCGTCTTGACCCATCTGTACCAAGCCTGGGCATTGGCGGCACGCTACCGACCGGCATTAGCAGCGGCGGCAATGGATTGTGGGTAGGCGAGGATCAGAGCGACGGGCTGTTCAAGCTGCGGATAGGCGCGGCCAGCGGACCGAAGCTACAATGGACAGCGACGGCGCTAGAGTTCTACAACGCGGCCAATACCAAGACCATCTCGTTTGATGCTAGTGGCAACGGTTACTTCGCCGGGGTGATGGAGCTTGGCGCATCAGGCGGCATCTGGCAGGGTACAGGCACGTTCGCTAGTCCAACGACCGGGCTAAAGATATACCGCTCTGGCAGCGTAGGGCTACTAGAAACCTACAATGCCAGCGTGCTACAGGTACAAATCAACACAACGGGTAAGTTGCTGGGCGGGGGCGGTAACGTCTACATGGACGCCGATGGGCTTACCCTGCTGGGAACAACAACAACAAGCGATCCGATCCTTACCACGAGCAAGGCAATCACCTTCACTGACGTATCGGATGGCTTACCAGAAGGTTCCATTTTTGGCTACAAAAACACGGCTTCTGGCGCCGAGGGTGTCCAGATTCAGGCAGCCGGAAGCAACCTGATTCGCGTGGCGACAGACGGTATCAAAATATTTGCTGGGACCGGTGATGATGTACTGATCCAGACTAACGGCATCGGCACAGGGGGGTTGCTAGAGACTAACGGTAACTTCTATGCCGGGCAGGTTATTACGGCAGGAAACGGACTCATTGCCGGGGGCGGCGGGTCACTAACGGCCAACACAGGGCAGATCGTTTCCGACAATGAAAGCACTGGCAACAACGCCATTATCCTACGCGCTACCGGCTCCGTCGCGCACGGCATAACCGATGTGGTCGTGACAGAAACATACGGATTTATGAACCAACGCACGTTCGGTACGGGCGGGCTTAACATTGCCGGACTAAGCGAGGCTGATGTGGGTATTGTCCTCTCCCCCTACGTGACAACCGTTGTCACAACCGAAGCGACAACCTCGGTCGGGGCAATGAATATCAACGCTGTCCTAAAGAGCGGTACCGGCGTTACGGGCTTTGCTGCCGACGACAATATATTCACTCTCCGCAGCAACGCACAAACCCGCGTGATCATCAAGGGGGACGGGGACATATGGACTGACGGAGTTGGCACGCTCTCTACCTACGGAGAATACGATGACGCAGAACTTATTCGTCGAATTGAACTAGAGATGGCCGGTCAAATAGACAGGCAATTCACTGACATGCTAAGGTACAACCGCGCCGATGTGGAGCGGGCGCGTCTCGCTACATTCGACGAGAACGGGGGAATGATGGTCAACAATACCCGGATTCAACGCCTGTTGATGGGCAACGCCTGGCAACAACATGGACAAATTAAAGCACAAGAGGCGCAAATTCAGACGCTCCGCGAAGAGCTATCGGCTTTACAAAATCGACTCGACAGAGGACAATAGGCCAATGAACAAAGAAGCGATTGAACTTCGTGTACAAGAGCTAGAGGCTCTTAAAATTCAGCTTGTCCAGAGCGCCGAGCGGCAACTAGCCAGCATTGACGGCGCATTATTTGAATTGCGACGGCTATTGGAATCGCCCAGAGAAGAAAGAGCGGCAGGGGAAGAAGAGAGCGACGAACTGCTCTTCTAGGAGGCAATAGTGGCTACTCGCTATGTTGGAATAGGCGGCAGTGATGCCAATAGCGGCCTAACATGGGCGTTAAGGAAACTCACCTTGAATGGGGTGGAGGATACCCCCGTTGTCGCTGGTGATACCGTTTATGTCGGGCCAGGGACCTACCGTGAGTTGCTGACCGTTGATGTCAGTGGATCGGCTGGGAACCCCATTACCTACATTGGTGATTTTCTCGGCACGAATACCGATGGCGTAGGGGGGCCAGTCAGGATTACCGGTAGCGACAACGACCAAACGGAAGTACGCGCCAATGCCATTACCGCAACCTCCAAAAACTACAGAACATTTAAGGGCTTTACTATTGACCTGACGACCGGGGCAGGCATTACGCTGATAACCGCCTGCGGTAACTGGATTATCGAAAATTGTTACTTTGGCCCAGCGACCGGGGCGCAACACATCAGCGTAGGCGGGACAGGTACCACAAACGTCATTCGCAACTGCTATTTCACCAAACGGCAGGGAGCAAATACCTGTATTCTGTTTACCCATAGCGCGACCGTCAGTACTGCCGCTCATGTCGTCGAGAACTGCTTTATCTTTGGTGGGGGTGATGGCATAGCCTCAACGCGGGTAGGCGGCATCACTATACGTAACTGCCTGATTCAGTACAGTGAACGCGGCGTGCGTGTGGCAACGGCATTAGCCGGGGGTCAGACCATCACCGTCAATAACTGTACTATGTCCTACTGCACAACGGGGATGCAGGCTACAGCGACAGGGGAGATTGTCGAGAACTACAACTCGCTCTTCGACAACGGAACCAATCTGACCAGCGTGACGGCAGGGGCAAACTCCAACGCCTTCCCGCCCCTGCTTGATACTCGCTGGTTCTTTGAAATGGTGAGCTAGTGGCTAAAATCCTCACCCCTTTCGATCATGCTTCCTACTCGCCGCTAGTTAACCTAGCTGGCACATCGCCCCCTACCAGTGATGCGCGGGGGAGAACTGTGCTGGGAGCAGAACGGGAGTGGGGACCACTTGAGCTAGACAGCGGGCTTGTTCGCTCCCCGAACTTTGTTACCCCTTTCGGTCACGCCTCTTACTCCCCGCTCGTCAACTTAGCCGGTACAGCCCCGCCTACTCAGGACGCACGCGGCATTGTTGTTGTGGGCGCACAGCGCGAGTGGGGGCCGCTAGAATACGACCCCACACTGGCAACAAAAGAGGTAGTTGCGGGCGCGGCTGGGATTGACCCAGCCAAGATAAAGACAACGGTTAACGCCAACTCTGTCACCGCTGCCGACCGGTCGAGCGCATTGTTTAATCACGACGGCGGGACAGAGGCCAATCGTGTAACCTACCTGATTGCCAAGATCAGGGACAGCCTTAACCAGCGCCTCGTCTCTACTGCCACCATCAAGGGCAGACCTTTAACCAAGCTGACCGGGGCCAGCATCTCGTATAACTACTCAGGAACTAACTGGCTCTCGATTGATGTCTACTACCTCATCAATCCCCCGCCAGGCACGCAAGGCGTCAATGTTGTCTATAACGGAACCGTCAATCTGGCCGACGAAATAACCGTTATTACCGTGCCAGGAGCGCACCAGACCGCACCAAATGGGGCCGACGAGACAGCGCAGGACGCCGGGACGACCACGAATCTCCCGGTTGCTATCACAACTACCGTTGCCAATAGCCTGATCTTGGGTGCGGTAGCTAAAACATACCAAACGCATACTGCCTGGACGCCGGGTAGCGGCAACGTCGAACTAACCGATGGAATTACCGGTACCACTTCGGCTGCCGGAGACTTGGCCTACACTGACGTTTATATCGTGGCGGCAACGGCCAGCGCCTACACGGTTAGCTCAACATCGGATACAAACGGGCGCACGGTGACAACGGCCCTTGAGGTCAAACAGGCCCCGTCACTCGTTGAACTCGCTGCTACTATCAACGCCGTTAGCAGCCAATCGTCAGTCCTGGCCATTGCCCGTCCTCTAGCCACAGCCATTACCGCACAGTCATCTATAGCAGCATCGCCAACGGCGAGCATCGTTGTTACCTCGACCGTCAACGCACAATCGAGCATTGCCGCTGAGCTAACAACCAATATCTCGTTCGGGGCTGCCATAAATGCACAGTCGAGCATTGTGGCCCCGCTTACCAAACTCCTAGAATTGGCTACAACCATCAACGCGGCAAGTAGTCAATCGTCATCCCTGACCTCTGGCCTGCCGCTTGCTGCCTCCGCCAACGGGGGAGCGTCTATCAGTGCCTCTCTCGCGCTGGACTTACTACTGGCCTCTTCTGTCAACGCGCAATCATCTACAAGCTCCTCCTCGCTCGATACAATAGGGCAAGTAGCCTTAGATGCTGTCATTAGCGCACAGTCTGGCATCGCTGCCGGGTTAATAACCAACATCTCGTTCGAGGCTACCGCAAACGCACAATCAAGTATTGTAGCCCCGCTTACCCAACGCCTACCGTTGGCCTCGACCATCAACGCGGTCAGCGACCAATCATCATCCCTAACCTCTCCCCTGTCGCTCGCCAGCGCAGTCAGCACTACATCGTCTATCAGTGCCTCTCTCGCGCTAGGGATTCCCCTGGCCTCGACCATCAACGCACAGTCAAGTATTGTCGCCGCTGTTGGGTCAGCTATCCCGCTTATTGCTGCCGTCAATGCACAATCGGGAATTGTAGCCCCTCTTACTGAGCGCCTACCGCTGGCCGGGACAGTTAATGCGGCAGCTAGTATTGCCGGAGCGAATCTATCTGCCTGTCCAGAACCCCCGGCGCTGTTGTTCATCATCAACGGTCAGTCCAACGCTGGCGCACAGGGCGATTGGTCCGAGTTGAGCGGATACTGGCAGACGGCAGGGGGAGAGTTACAGATTTACTACCCGCAAGGGGGGCTGGGTACTGACTACGCCGCGCTACCATCGGACGGCTCCCAAAGCGTGGATGGGTTCGGGATCGAGTTGGGCATGTACGAAGTACTGCGAACTGCCTTACCTGGGCGCAAGGTTCTGTTTGCTAAGGCGAGTCTCGGAGGGGCGTCTATCACCAATTGGTGTTCTAGCTTGTCCTGTGTTGGAGCCGAGTACGATGATGTCCAAGAACTGATTAACCTGGCGATCAGCAAAGCTCTGGCGCTTCCTGACGTTGACGACGTGAAGCTAGCTGGCATCATGTGGGCGCAGATCGAGGCTGATACACCCGTAAGCGGAGACGCGACTGCTTACGAGGCCCGTCTAGAACGCCTCATCACCTCTCACCGCAGCGATGCCGCCGACTCTAACCTGGCCGTTGTATTTATGGCCCCGCATACTCATGCCGAGAGTTCCGGCTTCCCGATTATAGACGCCGTCGTGCGCGACGTAGAGACAAACGGGCATCATGTCGCCCTTGTCGAAACGGCTGATTTGTCCGAGTGGGTAACAAGCACAGCGCACTTCGACACAGCCGGTACGCTTCTCTTCGGCCAACGCTACGCTAACGAATGGCTCGCCGTATGGGAGGGCGATGACTGTGTTGAGCCAGGGGCAGGTATTCAGCTAGGGGCCAATATCGTCGCGCAGTCGTCAGATTCAGCGACCATGACCCTGCGCTTACCGCTTGCCGGTTCGTCTACCGGGGTTGCTTCCATTGCGGCGAACGTGATGGTGGCCCATACTTTAGTCGGGTCCAGCGCAGGGGTCGCCAGTACCAGCGCAAACATGGCAGTCGTGACAGGGACATTGGCCGCTTCCGTCAGCCCGCAATCATCCGTTGCCGCTGATTTGGTCGTCGCCAAGCCGCTGTCTGCAACAGCAAGTGGTCAGTCCAGCACGGCTGCTCCTCTTGGTATAGACCGCAATCTCGCGGCAACCGTCAACGCCCTCTCCACTTTCTCGGCAACAACAGCAGTTGGGCTTGCCTTAGCAGGGCAGGTGGACGGTCAGGGCGGGATAGTTGGCGACCTTAACCCGACAGCAGTTGCGCTTGTAGCTGACGTTGAAGTACAATCGTCTATTGCTGCAAGCCTCGTCCTCATAGACGGACTTGTAGCCAGCGTGCAAGCGCAATCAAGCAACGCTGCCACGCTCGTCAATCTCGTTCAGCTTACGGGAAGCTCGGCAGGACAAGGCAGCACAGCAGACTCGTTCACTATTTCCCTGCCGCTCTTTGGCCTAAGCAGCGGTCAGGCGGGCGCAGTAGCAACCCTGGAACCGACGCCGGTATCTGTATTTTCGGGAACCATTAGAGGGGTTGGTAGGCGCGGAACAGTGAGATCGTCTGGTAATATCGTATCAGTTTAACGTTTGGGGGATATTCTTATGGCTGGTTCATTCAGCAACTTCTTGGAATTGGAACTCTTGGATCACATCGGCGGGAACGGCGGCTATACTGCCCCAACGCCCTATGTGGCACTCTACACGGCGGCCCCGACAGACGCGGGGGGCGGGACCGAGGTAACGGGAGGCTCATACGCTCGTGTCAACGCCAACACCCTGTTCGGCGTGGCTGCGGCTGGCTCAATGGCAAACGACGGTGAAATCACCTTCCCTACTGCCTCTGCGTCGTGGGGTACGGTTGTCGCCTTTGCTATCCTTGATGCTGCAACTGCTGGGAACTTCCTGGTCTGGGGCGACTTGACCACGAGTAAGGTGGTCGGCAGCGGTGATACGGCGAAATTCGCAGTTGGCGCGTTGGTCATCAACCTGGACTAGCTCATGGCTCTCGCACGAGCGGTACAGGGGGCCTCACATACGCCGCAGGCCATCACCTGGATAGACGCCGATGGCGATCCGGTAGTGTTGGTTGGCGCTGTCATGTCCGGTCGAATCGAGGACAGGGTAAGCGGTAATGACCGTGCCATCACCGGCACGCTAACCATCACGAGCGGTCCCAATGGCGCGTTCGAGTGGGATTACGGGACAGCCGACGTCGCTGACGCCGGTAAGTTTCGCGTGCAGTTCATCGCTACGTTCGGCATCGGTGATATGGATAAGTCAATGATGGAAGATTGGGAAGTGGAAAGAGCAATCTAAAGATTGTGAACGTGCGATTTAGAGTAGCAAGCAAGAAAATAAATGGTGCTATTGGAGGGAAATAGGGACAGGGGGATTATTTGATTCGTTTAATCGCCAGTATCCAGGGATACCGTACCCTTTTCTTCCTGCCGTTCTTTCTTGTTAGGGTTATAGCAACTTCTTCTTCGTGTATTCATCTTACCCAAAGAAAATGAATGGAATTAGAAAGAGTTTTGGGCCTACCCTACTGCTTCTACCAAGAAGCATACCATCGTGAAGGACCATTTTGCAAGTTTATGAGAACACTTTAATGTTCTCAAAGGAATAAATGACATGCAGCAAACACGGACGGAATTGATCCTACAGTTCATTTCTATGCTCATCGCGTTAGGCATCCCCCTGGCGTACTTCTACTTCCCTGGCCGCGTTGCCGAGATTGACGTGTGGGTGCAAGCCGTTGGCGCTCTCCTGGCAGCCGTTGGCGTCATCGTCGTTGGCTGGACCAGCGTACAGTTCTCGCGCACCCGCTCAGAGGAGCGCACGGCTATCGTGGGGATGATTAACTATTGGAGTCGAAAGGAAGATGGGGAGCCGAAGGACGGCGAGGTGCTGGGTGCCGTCCTGGGGGCTGAGTTCCTGGAATAACTATATTAGCTTTAGCTAGTTTATATCCCTGCTACTTGCCAGGCAGCGTACAGGGTAGGTAGCAGGGAGCCGGGGCCTTGCTCGGTCAGGATAAACGGGCGTTGTTTTGATACCGCCCGCACCATCCAGTCGTCGTCATACCGGCCAGGAACGAAACGATACGCTCTAAAGGCGCGAGTTGCCAATGTGTGGGCCAGCGCCTCTATTGCGTCATTGTGCAGCAACAGCTCGCCCCCCCTCGACTGCCACATCACAAACGAGGCAACACAGTGGACGTCGCCAGGTACGGGCGGACCCTCGTAAGGTCTGGCCCAGAAGAAGGAACGGGTTGGTACGACATGGGCGGACTGAGGGATGCCTTCGCTATCAATGCGGGCTGGTATGAAGTGAGCCGGGACGATGTGGGCGAGAATGGCGCCGTCTAACTGTTCAATAATACCCATCAAGTCCTCTCCATCGTGCATCACGTATCACTTCCTGCCCCTCATACAACAATGTCACCGTTGCCGTTTTAACCATTGGGGGCTTACCCCATTCGCGGAGCCACACGCCATCAAACGGTACGTCGCGCTCGTATACGTCAACGATTTCGACGGAGAACGAGGCGGGTTCGGCCCACTTGTCGAGGTCAATCAGTTTAATCACGCCCTGTTGACCGGGGGTTGGGCGATCTTTGAAGTTAATTGTCTTGTTGTTCATTGTTTGCCTGGTAGTTACCGTCTATTGTATCCAGCATGTCAAAGAGGTCTATTTCGTCCTGCCGTAAAGGGATGGGTTCGCGCCACTGTCCCTCTATTACTTTGATGATAGGGATAATGAGCTTGCCGTGTTGGATGGTGGCTTGTCTACTGGTATAGCTACTTGGTTCTCCCGACGCTTTTTGGATGAGCTTATCGAGTCGCAATGATGTTTCTATGTCTATCCACAAAGGTTTCATAAGCGCAAGATTAACATAGCTTTCAGTGTATTGACAAGCTCCCTCATCTGCCTATAATGTAAGACCAACCCCAAAATTAGGAGAAAAACATATGCATCTATCGCCCGCTGTTCACGCTAAATTCGGCTCTCTACCCAACCTAAAAGTTCACTCACGACGACAAAAATCCTTCTCATCCTCTTGTCCCTGGTGCGGCGGCACTGACCGCTTCATCATCTGGGACAACGAGCGCCCGCGCTACTGGTGCAGCGTTTGTAACCGACAGGGCTGGCTCGACGACAAGGTGACGCCCGAAGAGATTACTGCTGCTATCCAGCGCAATCAAGAACGGCAGGAAGAAAGATTGGTGCGGGAAAGTGCATTGGTCAAGCGGCTACAGGAGGAGGCATACTGGCAGGGCTGGCACGACCGGGACGCGCAACTACGGGAGGACAAATGGCTGGCACGCGGCGTCAAGCCTGACTCGCAAAACTACTGGAACCTCGGCTACACGCATCGCTGTCCTCACGTTCCCTACCCCGCGCTAACCATCCCCTACAAAAATAACAGCGGCGACGTGCGTACCATTCAGTACCGCATGGACTCAGACGATGCGCCGATGCGCTACGCGGCGACCCCCGACGTGATGACCCCCGCCTTCTGGACCATGCCTGACGTAGACCCATCTGCCCAGCCTCTCTTACTACTAGAAGGAGCAATCAAGGGCATGGTAAGCGCACAAGAGCTACTATTTGAAGCCAATATGCCCCTCGCCATCCTTTCCCTGCCAAACGCCACGCCTGAGTCGAGAGTGATCGCAGAGATAGCAGACTTGAACTGGCCGAGGGTGTATATGGCTACCGATCCCGACACGTTCCAGCCCGACCGCTCTGGACATGTTCGGGCGCAGAGGATTGGCGCTGCCTTTGGGGAGCGGGCGCGGTACGTGCAGCTACCAGACAAGATAGACGACCTGATATTCCTGTCCGGCTGGACGGCCAGGGACATCAACCTGTATATCAATCAGGCAACAAGGGAGTTATAGTATGGACAAAGTATTCAGTGTATCTAAACTCATTCGCCTTCGCGCCAACGATGAGGAGCGCGAGTATATACGCTACGAAGCTCTTGAGCAGGTAGGTAGAGGACTGATGCAGGAACTTGATAGGCGAGGCATGTTCGACAAACGGCCCGTATTGATTCAGATAGAAGAGCGCTATACCAATGAACCGGCGCTCTACGATGAATATATTCTTAACGGCAATAAACGTATGGAATTTATTTTGAGGGTGACGGCTAGTGAAGAGTATAACCCCTGAGTTGCGCGAGGTTGTCTACGTCTACTCGTATTACACGCGCCTGTCTAAGTCGCTCCATGCCCGCATCAATAACCTTCGCGCCCACAACCAACCCGACGCCGCTGCTGCGATGGAGATTCTGCTGGCCCGGCTGACCGAGACGCGCCTGGGATACCGGGCCATCCTCTATCAACGAATCGCGCACGATCCATTCATGCGTGCAGCACGAGGAGTTCTGTACCTCAACGGCATCATGGTCGCAGAACTGTTCTCTACGGTGGACATAGAGCGGGCTTCTTCCCCTGCCGCTCTGTGGGCTTTCTGTGGCCTCGCTGTCGTCTGGAATACATCACAGCTAAAGGCGCGGGCGTTGGGGGCGGCGAAAGTAACCTGGAACCCGGCAGCAGCGCGGGCGATTGGGTCGCTACGGAAGTACATCCTCGCTAAGAAATGCCCTTACCGCCCCATCTATGACAAGCGACGTCTATACGAACTGCATCGTGGGTACAAGCCCGTCGTGGCTCATCGTCGGGCGTTGCGCTACGCAGTAAAGCTCTGGCTCAAGCACGCCTGGATCGTCATGCGCTTGGTTCACGGCCTGCCGTTGGGTAATGTCCATGCTGACGACAAGCTGGCTGACCCGACCGCTTTTGGTTGGGAGCTGCCGGTAGGCTTGTTAGCCCGCTTTGCGTAGGGTAGAATAGGTAGGCCCGGCAGGAGAGAAAACAGTTACCCATTCCACTCCATTTACCCTATCTCGCCGGGCAAGCTTCCCCTTCATTAACCAAACCTGAGAACACAAACTCCTCCATTTTTGTTAAGGTACAATTACCCAATGGATGAAGAACTAGACGACTTCGTTTCTATGCCAGCCGACACCCAGCACCCACACTATGAGGCAATTCAATTAGCGCATGGCCTGGGGCTTGCTGTTGCCGCCGTGAACATAGCTCTCGACCTACTGGCATATGCGCCGGAGTGGACGACAATGGAGTTGTGGAACGCCGCCGTCGTGGGTGGGCTGTGGGGGACGGTCGCTTGGGGAATCGTGTACGCCGTTGGCGTGTTCGTGGGCCTGATATTCAACGACCTCACCTGGCCCCGCCCCGCAAAAAAAGAAGCCCCTATCGTGGGCGTGAGTGCTGAATCAGCCATCGCTTACCCGCGTCAGGCCAGTAGCGGCGAGACGATAACGATGCCGGGGCTAGTGTGGGAAGAGACTGACTTTACCGAGGACGACGAATGGAGCGAGCGCCACGTTGTAGGCGACATGTTCCGCGTATCAAACAGTATGTTCCTATTACCGGACGGGGTGACGTTCGACCGATTGCGCGACGTAAGCAAGGCCAGGGCGGAAGGCAAGTTGCCGGTCGTGAGCGAGCGAGGGTTGGCGGTAGCAGAGATAAGTAGGTTCGCAGAGCGAGGGGCATCTAACCCGGCAAAGGCGATGATTGATTTCCTGATTAAGACAGACCTACTCGAATCCTCGCGCAAGGATCAGGTGCATCAGTGGACCGAATTGGGGCGGCGCACCTTCCCCTCCCCCACTCCCCCAGCTATCCAGCGTAGCTACATTCAGTCGAGTACCACTGACGCTCAACCGCTGGGGGGGAGTGACGATGTTTACTTTGTAAAGTCGGGGGGGTACGTGAAGATAGGGGTCAGCAACGATATACCCCGGCGCATGAAAGATTTACAGACCGGGAGCGCTGAAACCCTCGAACTACTGCACACCGAATCTGGCAGCTTTGACCGCGAGGCCGAGCTTCACCAGCAGTTCGACGCTTACCGCGTCAACGGTGAGTGGTTCCAATTGAGCAACGAAATCATAGACTACATTAAAGATAACAGAACAGGAGAATAACTAATGGGTTCACGATACACACCGTTCACCATCCTCTTGTGGATAATCGGCCATGTCGTTGTCATACTAGGCTTGGGTTATCTATCATATTTTTGGTCACTGGATCAGACCTACATTTTTACCCAGGTCATCACGGGTCCCCTCAGTATCGCCGCCCGCGCCTTAGCCTGGCTCTTCCAGGTTGGCCCGCAAGTAATGTTCTCTATCGCCGCCAATGCTGAGCGAAAAGGGCAGCGACCCCTCGCTAAATGGTTGCGTGTTGGTGGGTGGGCGCTCAATATCGTGGACGCCTATACCAACGTCGTTGTCTACATGGAGGACTCCCCCGGCTGGGTGAAGTCAAGCGAGGAGGGCGGTGCGTCGGCACGCTTTACTACCCTCGCCCATCCTCTCGGATACCTCGTCGTCATCGGCATCACCTGGGGCGAGGAACTAATGGCCCTGGTTGCAGCGCACATGATTATCCTGTGGACGGAGTACAAGGAAGGGACGGGGGCGACCGTCTCTAAGCGACTAAAAGGATTGGCCGGGGCGCTAAAGGAATCGAGCGGCTTTGGACAGCAGCAACGCGGTAACGGCAACGGGAATAACAACAACAAGTCGAAGTCCAAGCCCCAGCAGCAGCAGGGCAACCGAGGACAGCAACAACAAGGCCACAATAACCGTCGCCCGCCACCCCCTCCGTCAGTGGCCGAGGCATTAGAACTAGCCGACGCTATACGGGAGCTACAAGATGAGCAATAAGAGCGAACTAGAGGACAAGGCGTCGCAGCGGATAACGATCCTGCTAGACGAGCTGTACCCGACACAAGTTATCAACGGGCGCACGAGCAGCTACGGGACCGTTGTTCGCCAGTACAAGCCATTCCCCGACCGGCGTAATACAGTGGACTTCTGGATAGAAACCTGGAACATCGTGATTGAAGTCGAGGGTGGTATCTATACGAGGGGGCGGCACGTTCAGCCGCAGGGATTCATTGACGATATGGAGAAGTACAACCGTCTGGCCGTCGAGGGCGTCATTCTAATTCGTGTGGCAGAGCAGCATATAGACAATGGTATGCTCGACGAGTGGATCAAGAAGGCTATTAAGAAGAGAGAGAATTGGTGGCAAGACTGTTAAAACCAAAAGCCCCCGGACCGATTTCCAGGGGCTTCCACTGAGGAGAAAGAACAATGTACCTGCATTATACATAATTCTTTTTCCTCTTGTCAATAGGCTTATCATTCGTTAATAAATAGGAGAAAGAACATGACTAGAATCATCACTACCCCCGCCGAGATCGGCGGCATCGCCAGAAATTATCTGACCCAGCTACGCGCCAATGAGAATCGCCTGGTACCCATCCTGCTCCCCGGTCTGGATGGCTACTTTGGGCCAGGATTGCCAAGCGAGATGATCGAGATAGTAGGCTGGTCATCCAATGGCAAGAGTACCTTCATGCGGAATTGGGCATCGCGCCTCGCTCGTTACTATCTTGAAATGGGCGTCTCCGATCCCGAAGGTGGGCCAGGCGGGGTAATCGGTTGGGTAGACACCGAGACGACAATGGAGCATCTGGCGCTGTCATTCATGGCGCGAGAGGCAGGTATCAGTGTACCGGCTATCGTCTATGGCAAGGACCGCACACAGATTCAAGCCCTCAACAATGCTGCCCGCCGCATCGCAGGAAGCCCTATCTATGCCCTCTCCTCTCGCCCTAGCGAGGGGACAGGCACGTTTGATGAAGTCACGCTGACCAATGCACTAAAGTGGCTCCTCGCGCTCAAAAACGGCAATGTGGATGAGTGGAAACACGTTGTGCTTGCCGCCTTCTTTGATTACCTACAGTCGTTTCCCGTAGACCCAAAGCGCAGTAAGTACAGCAATGATGGGGGACGCAGGCTACAAGTGCTGGGCGATGTGAACGAGGTGAGAAGGATGGGCGGCGTCGTCGGCATGGCCTCTATCCTCGGCGTCCAGGCCAACCAGGAGATGCGACCAAGAGGCCCGCAGCTACGGGAGAAAGTGAACGAAAAGACCGGGGAGGCAACCCCGCCAGAAATCGTGTTGCCCGATATGTACAGCGGAGCCGAGACAGCCGAGACAGCCACCCGACCCGACCGCATCTTGACTATCGGGACGCCCGCACGCATGGGATACCGCATTGGTAAGCCTATCCGATACGAGGACCAGGTATTTGTCGTGACGGCAGGACTGGTCTTTGTTTACGTGGCGAAGCAACGTCTCGACGGCCTTCCGGCTGGCGGCATGTTCGTCTATGAGTACACGCCCGAAGAGCGGGACGTGTTCAAGAAGTACAAGCTGCTTTACGCCGACGACCAGGGATACAAGGCTCCCTGGAAGGTAGAGACGCCATTCTAATGAAAACCTTAACAGTTCAACTGAACCCGGCCAACCTCGAACTTGCCCATCGCCTCGCCATTCTACGCAACGGCAAAGAAAACATGGGTATCACAACGAAGAGGTTCGGCGACCTGACCGATGAACGCACCCACTACGTCGGGCTACTGGGGGAGATCGCCGTAGCTGCCTACTTAGGCGTACCGGTAGACGAGACGGAACGTTTGGCGGGCGACATGGGAGTGGACTTCCTGTATAATGGACTGACCATTGATGTAAAGACCAGGACGAAGGAAGGATGGGATATGCTTTTCTACAACGACTGGTCTGACCTGCGGGCCGACCTATTCGTGCTGGCCTGGGCAAACCTGTACAGCAAGGTCATCACCCTCGCCGGATGGGAGTGGGCCGACGAGATCAAGAAGGTAGCGCGGCCAATGCAGTATCGTGCCGGAAACCCTCGGTGGGGGGTGAGGTCAGCCCTTCTCAGGGATATGAAAACAATTAAAGAATGGGGGGTAATTGAAAGCAAGAATCGGATTTAAGGTAACTGGACAGAGCTACCAGGATGGGATTGGCGACTTCTATCACAAGCTGATTGCCGCCCGCTGTCCCGTTGGCGTGATGAGCATTGACGCGGCTGGACCTTGCTGGGAAGTGCAGCAACTCGCCAAAGCTGCGGGCTACTCGCCTGCTGATACCTTCATTCACTTTCGGCGCACTGGTATCATCGGTTCGCGCTTCATTGACGTACCTAACTACGATACGTCCCCTATCCTGGCAGCAGAATGGGATTGGCGGACCCACAATGACTTGTGGAAAGAATCACCGGAACTTGATCCCGCCTGGGTCTGGTACGGGATCAACAACGAGCTACGCAAGGAGGCCAGCGAGTGGGTAGCCGAGTATAGTATCTACCTGTGTAGTATAGCTCTGGCGGCAGGGAAGAAGATAACCGTGATGGACTGGTCCGCTGGCACGCCCGACCTTGATGCCTGGACAAAGCCGAAGATGCAGGAGCTACTGGCTCTGCTTCGCGCTCACCCCGACAAGCTGGCCCTCGGCCTGCATGAGTACAGCCTAGAAACAGACACGCTTGAATCCCCCTGGCTCGTTGGGAGATGGAAGTCCATACCCGGCATTAAGGGCGTGAGCGTGTTCTTCACTGAGTTTGGCTGGGCAGAGCGGGGAGCACCAGCGCCCGATGTTGGCATGGGTCAACTGCTGTCTACCTACGCCGCGCACTACGCCTACCCCGAAGTAAAGGGCCTCGCCCTGTGGACATTAGATCGGGGCTGGGGCGACATTCACCAGAATATCAGCCAGTACATTCCAGTGCTGGCACAAGTCATCCAACAAACAGAGATACCGCCTCGCGTACTAGACGGGGGGCAGGAGGGAAAAATGACAGTCATTGGGCCAGACATTAGCAAATGGCAGGGCAATGTAGATTTCAACAAAATGAAGGTCGAGGGCGCACAGTTTGTTATGGCTCGCGCCTCCTACGGCTACCTGACGGGGTTGCACGAGGATCAGCGCATCGCGGGCTACATACCCCTCATTCGTGCCGCAGGTCTGCCCTATGGCCTGTATCATTACTACTACCCCAGCATAGACCCCATTCAGCAGATGGAGTTCTTCTTTAATCTTATCGTCAAGTACGGCGGGCCGTTAGGCGTGGCGGTCGATCTGGAGGAAGGCAGCAATATCCCCGGCGACTACACCGACAGGGTGATGAGGGCGATGGATTACTTACACGACAAGCTAAAGGGAATCGGCCATCCGCATGAACCGGCTATCTATACCAGCCCTAGCTATTGGACCGGCACGCTCAAGTCCCCGTCCTGGGGCGCAGAGTACCCGCTATGGCTGGCGCAGTGGACAGTCGCTTCTTCCCCTGCCGTTCCTAAGCCCTGGGCAAACTGGCTGTTCTGGCAATACACAAACGCCGAGCCTGGACCAGAGTGGGGCGTACAAAGCTCGCGCTTGGACATGAACCGCTTTAACGGCACAGAACAAGACCTGGCTGACCTGGTTGGCGCCGATCAACCTACCCGGCGCAAGGCCATTGTTGTTCTCCTGCCGTCTAACATCGCGCCGAAGGTTGCCGGGCGTATTGCCGAGGCCACATGGGGAGGTCGGCATACCATAGTCTACAGTTTTGACGATATGCGGGACATCATGGATAGCGACGGCGTGCGTGAGGACAGTCAGCTAATCGTCTACGGCTACGGGCGTTTCTCGCCAGCCGAGAAGGAAATTATCAAGGGCTACAACTACGAGGTCCGCCCACTCGACCCATTTCTTGATCCGCCAAAAGAGGACCCCCCTTCACAACCGGGAAACCTGCTCAAGAACGGGTCATTTGATGAAGGGTGGACCGACATTGACCAAAGTAACCAGAACCCGAACGGCTGGACGGTACAATGGGCTATAGGAGAGGATAACCCGTATAGCGCTGACGCCTGGAATGACTATCAGGGCGGCGAGTTCGTCCACAAGGGCAAGCTACATCTACCCGCGTCAGAGCGAGATATATTCATCTGGCATGGGCAGCAGGCACTAAAGACCTTTGCTGGAGGCCGGTCAATATGGGCGCGACTATCACAGACATTGCCGGGCATGGCAGCAGGGCGTTACCGGCTACTGACGCCGGTATGGGTAGATGTGTATAAGTGGGACGACATCAACAAACGTAAGGACTATAACGTTGATCCCAGATCGGCAGAGGTAAGGGCGAACGGCCAGCCCTGGACCAAATTGACGGCAGGAAAGAAGGTGGAAGCGGCACACGAGATTGTTCATTCTGGTGGACCATTAACCGTTATGGTGGAGATTCGCGCTAACTACGCGATTAGCAATAATTTTTGGCTTGATGGCTGGTCGCTATCCCGCTTGCCTGATGTACCGACCCCGCCGGTTATTTACCCTATAGGGATTGCGTTCACGACGCCTAACGGGGATGACGGCCCGATGATGGTTATTCGCACCGACGCCGGTGAACATGCGGGCGCAACCGAGGACGTGCAGCTACAGCCGAAAGACCGACGCATTGTCAAGAATCGCAACTACGAACGCATATGGGTAGAGGGCAACTGGATTTACCGTGACGAGGATACCAGTCACGGCGAGTATACGTTCTACACCTTACAGGACAACCCCGGCAGCCGCGCCCACCAGTGGCTACCGAGCCATATGGAGATCGGCAAGGTTTACAAACGCATCGCCCTGGTCAGGATTTTCAGCAAAAATAATTGCGCTCAAACGGTGGCTTCGTACTACGACACAACTTACGCCATCTTGCGACGTGTCTGGAACGGCCAGCTACTTGCCAAACGGCTAATGAATATATTCGAGGTAGAAGTGAGTCATAATGCTAATGGATCCTCCCCCTTTGAGCGGTACTGGTATGCCGAGGGACTGGGCCTCGTGCAATGGTGGGACCTCTCTAGCGGCGCTCACAGTATCGTGGTAGACTTCCCACAGGGGCGAGCGAGACTTGTCCCCGATGAGATTAGTTGTCTATAAAGAGGAAGATAATGGCTATTTTGTATGTAAGCAAAGAGGGAAAGGACAGCAATAATGGCAGCGAAAGCTCGCCCGTACTGACGCTGGGCCGAGCGGTCGCGCTGGTGAAAGAAGGCGATACCGTGCTGATAGGTCCTGGCGTGTGGCACGAGGAGCTAAAAATTACCGCCAAGAACACGACTTGGCGCGGCCAGCGGGTGGGCGAGACGATCCTGGATGGCGGCTATGATGAGACTAAGAAGGGAAAAGGGCCTGCTGGCACGCTCCCCGGCGACAAAAACGCAGGCATGATTTCGCTTCGCGCCCCCGGCATTATAATTGACGGCTGCACCATTCGCAACATCGGCGGGTGCGGTATCAACGGCACGGGCTGTGACGGCGGGACTATCATTAACTGTACGATTGACCATACCTACGTCAGCGGCATTAAAATATCGCCAGATAAGCTGATCGAAGGCTTTACTATCGAGGACAACGTTTGCACCCGTTCTGGTATGCAGTCATTCGACAACTCCGCAACAGGGGGCAAGGACCCTGGCGGGGGCGTGATTAAGATCGGCAGGACAAAGAACGCGGTTGTTCGCGGTAACGTGTGTGGTATGTCCTACGGCGAGGGCATCAATCTAGGTAAGGGAAATGTCGGCGTACTGTGTGAGGAAAATGAGGTTTTCTTGGTCGCGCACAAACACATCTACGTCAATCGCTCTACCGACGTCATTGTTCGCAACAACATTGTTTGGTTCGCTCCTGGCTACCCCGACATTGAGGGTGATAAGGACGCGCCGGGGGCTATCGCCATTGGTGACGAGTGCGGCAACCTGGCAGGCGACAAGCAGGGCGTTTGTCGCAACAACGCCAGCTTCCCTAAAACGGCCCGCGTCCAGATTTACAATAACCTGGTCGTCAATCTTGGCGTGATGCTACACGTTGCAAATGGACTGGGTAAAGCCGGAAGCGGGGGATGGGCAGGAGGCTACGATACCACATTAGAGGATTGTTACATTGGCTATAATACCCTTGTTGCTGGCCCATTGACTCGCCAGGGAATCAACATTGGCGACAACATGCGCGGCAACCCGCACGTCAACAGCTTCTTTGAGAACAACATCGTGGACTGGACTAACGCGCCAGCCGCCGCTGAGATAGCCGTTGGCGACCCGCAGGGAATGAAGGTGCAGCATAACCTCTGGTCAGTCGCTCCCGCCGCAAAGTTCAAAGGAAGTAACGATGTGAACGGCGATCCAGGGCTGGCAAACGCCGCTGCTCCGATTAACTGGAAGGGACTGGACAGCGACATTGATTTAAGTAACTACTTCCTTAGAGCAGGAAGCAAGGCTGTGGGCGCAGGCGTGGTAAACGCAAAGGGCGGCACGGATGACATGATAGGCGACGCCCGCAACAACCCGCCCGACCTCGGCGCACTGTCCTACTACGATGGTACAGAACCCGAAGAGCCGCCAGTTGATCCCCCGGTTGACCCGCCTACCTTCACCCCGATTCCTGACTGGGTGACTTATGAGCTAGAGAGCTTAAAGGCGCAATTGATGGGGCTTGTCGTGCGGATAGATGAGCATAACGCAAGTGAGGGGGCTTAGTGAAAGAAGAAGAAGGAAAGGTCTGGATAGAGAATCAGCAGGCGTTTGTGCCGCCCCCGGTAGCGGTTCCTTTACCTATGCCGGTAACGGGCGAGGTAGTGATTACGCATGAGGTGAAGCCCGCGCCGCATAAGCCTGGCGCACCTCTGCCAGCGACGACAACGGAGCAGGAGGACCTTACCAAGCAAGGCCAAAGGGACATCAATCGAATTTGGGAACTCACCCAGGCGATCATCGCCATTACGCTGGTGATGTTCACTGGGCTAAACGTGACGATTAACATTTGGCGGGGGGAGTTCCTTGAGATTCCGAGCGTCCTGTCCAACGCGCTTTTCGTCGTTTTAACGTTCTATTTCGTCCGCACAAATCATAACCGCACGGGGGGCGTTGGACCAAAGACAAGCGAATCGAGCAGCAGCGATTATGAAGGGCGATAAACACGAGGATTAAATATGAATAACTATAACCGTAATATGACAATTCTTCTCATCGTTGCGTTCGTCGCTCTGCTCCTGATCATGTTCTTTAGAGACGCGCACGCAGCCGACAGCGGATGGATTACCAGTTGCCAGTACTCCCACTCGCGCTCAGATGACCCTATCGTTTTCCCTGGGCAGGCAGGTGCAGCCCACCTGCATGACTTCATCGGCGCTAAGACGACCGACGCCAACAGCACAGCGGCCAGCTTGCGTGCCGGGGGAACAACCTGCCTGATGCCGTCTGACACATCGGCGTACTGGTCGCCTGCCGTGTACAAGAATGGGCAGCGGGTGTTGCCGACCGGCACAAGCAAGCACGCCTTGTTTTACTACCGGCGCAAAGGTGCGCCATCGGGTGTTATCGTGAAGCCGTTCCCGCTTGGCCTAAAGATGATCGTGGGTAATGCCCACGCCCACTCGCCAGCCGAGAATCCGCAATTGGGGACGGACATCATCTTCAAGTGTGGCCCAGGAAGCGGCACGGACTTACCCCGCCCGCCAACACAATGCTCATCGGGCGTCATGGTGCTGAGCCTGCGCTTCCCGAACTGCTGGGATGGGGTGAACCTCGACAGTGCCGACCACAAGTCCCACATGGCCTACCCTAACGGCAGCAGGTGTCCGTCGTCTCACCCGGTAGTGCTGCCGCGCATTGAATCTTTCTATCGCTACAATGTAGGGACAGGCCCAATTGGTACTATCACGCTGGCATCTGGGCCTTACTACACGTTGCACCAGGATTTCTTTAATGCGTGGGAACCGGCAGCGTTGCAAAAGCTGGTGACGCGCTGCTTGAATCCGGGCAACGACTGCGGTACCAATCCGACGCCGTAAGGTTCCTCCCGACTTTCAAGGGGGGGGTGAAGAATCCCGTAAGGAACGGGTCCCCCGGACTTTTGACCCCCCTCTCCTCTTTTCCTGCCGTTCTTCCCCCAAAATAGGTACCAATTATGAACCAATTATCAACGGGTATTGACCCTGAATACTCAGACAAATTACTCGCAAAATCATACCAAAATGTACCTGGATTAACCCAGCATAATTGTGGGTGTTTCCTACCAGAACCTACCCCTAACGACCAGCTATTCCCGCTACAAATGCTGGCAGCCCTCGACCGCTTTACCCAGCGATTCGACGTGGTAATCAACAAAGATCACGACGGCAAACGTCAGATACTCGTCAAGGATTACTTCGGCAAACGCCCCCTTCGCATCCGTGCAACCAACCTCAATCGCGCACTGGCCGAGTTGCTGCTCATTGCTGATAAACTTGTCCTGCCTGACACAGAAGAGGCGGCAGGGGAAGAAGAGATGGTGGACCTACCGCGCTCGGAATCCTCCCAACATCTGGCACGCGCCCTAAGCCTGGACGACTTCACTGACGCGCTGGAGATAATGAAGCGTAACCCTCTCCCCGACTCCCACGCCATCTAGCACACACACCCACGCGCCTGTCCACACAAGCTATCCATACGCGCCTGCACGGAAAATGCTCACAGAAAATTCCCCGCGTGGGAAATTTCCGCTGACAAGGTTTGCCGGTTGGCCGACTTCGTGTAGACCTGACCCCCATAACTAAGCCTAACAACATGAGACAACGATAAGAACCGCCCCAAAACGGTATACTTTGCCCTGCCGATCTGCTACCTTATAGGCATTACCAAACGCGCCACAGAGCGCAAGATAGGAGAACGACTAATGACAACAGCAAAAGACTTCGCCAGGGAAACGCGCCTTAATGAATACAAGCGTGTGCTAAAGAATCGTGTCCAGAACAAGGTAAATAGACTAGAGGAGCTATACCTAGAGAGCTTACCGCATACCGATTACCGCACGATGCTATACGCCAAAATTAGTGCATATCGGGAAGTACTAGACGAGATTGACGACGTAGGCTAATTGACCCCCCGATTGTAAAGTAGAACACAGACAACGCCCCCACAATCGCCTACAATGCAGCTATCAATCGCCCAACAGGGCAAACGGAGAAACAACAATGACTAAAACAACTGTAAAACGCGGCAAGCGCGTGCAACTGAACTTCACGCCGTATAACTCGCAGGATGAGATACCAGAGATGTGCGGATACCTGATAGGCAGCATCGGAGTACAAGCTGGCTGGCGGGGCAATTGGGACTTGACCTACAACCCGCTTGGGTTACTACTCGGCACGCGCTTTGCTGTGCGTGGCCTAAGCAATGCCGTCAAGGTCGCTCGTCTACTAGATAGCTTTTGGGGCGAAAGGGTTGAGGGATGGGGAACGGCCACTATCAATACAAAGCAGATGATAGGTATTGATGCATTAAATTTTATTAGGGAAAATGGACTAGACATCGTATAGGGAAAACAACAATGGACATGATAATCACAACACGCGGCCAAATGTTGGCCTGGGCAAACAAACAGGTTCAGGATACTAGGGATGAGTTTGAAACATACGGAAATGCACTCGCTACTGGTGGAATAGATTACGACCAGTGGCAAGATCAGGCGGGGCAAATGAAAGGTAAGATGTATATGCTTCGTGACATGCTAAACTACCTTGATCCGCAGCTTTCTTGGAGCGATGTAGCTGAGAGTGCGCTTGAATTGATTGAGAATATCGAGGATTACACAGGCTACCCTGAGTCATGTGAGGATGGGGATGAGGGTAACGACGACGACGAGCCGACCTATACCCCCCTTGATGATCGCCCATTCCTGGACGGGTGGCTACCCTGGGAGGGAGAACAATAAACAATGGACATTGACATTAGTACAATTAGGACTGAGTTGGAGCAACGGTTAGCAAGAGCGCGGGGTGAACATCACGACGTGTTACAGACAACCGCTGATGACAATGAATACGACATCGTTGAGTATGGGGATGATGCATACGCCCAGGCCATCGGCTTTACTGAGGGCGAAATTCATCAGCTAAACAGCCTGCTATTGTGGCTAAGGGAGATAGAACAAAATGGGTAAGAAATTAGAGGTAAGCGATGTAGTAGCGGAGATAGACCGGCGCATGGCCTGGGAAGTGCAGCAACTCGCCGAGCTTGAATTCGTTGACGTTGAGCAGGCGGCATATTGGGCAAATAAGATACACGCGCAGATCGCTGCGTTTGATAGCCTAAAATTCTGGATACTGAGGGAAGATTACTATGGCCGATAATTTTATCATCATGCCCGACGACGTGCGGGTTGCCATTACCAACGCTCCGGCAATGCTGCCACAATCGCTAATCAATGAGACATGGCAAAATGGGTATGACACTCAAAAATGGGGTTGGGGGGCGTTTGTGCGCCTCCTGCCGGAGTTAGCGGGGAGTTTCTATGCTAACGATCAGCAAAAAACGAAGCGACTGATTCTTTATGCCGAGAGCTTTGCTAATTACCAATTCGCGCTTGCTGACTTCCGCTATGGGCATATCACGGACTGCATCTTTGATAAGGCTCGCATCACGCACGCCAATCTACAGCACGCCGTATTTGTTAGATGCTCGTTTGTCTGCACTAGCTTTTGGAACTCCGACCTGAGCAACGCTACCTTTGTTGATTGCAACCTGGACAAAGCGGATTTCACCGATGCCGACTTGACCAACACCTATTTCAGAAAAGGAAAAAACAACGAGTAGCCAGGTATGCACCCTGGATGTAAAGCAGGATGCAGCAGACAGGATTCAGATACCTTATACTGTGTCTACATATAGCAATGGAGAACAAAACAATGAATAGTGTATTACGTGCAAAAGAGTTGGCCGAGCAGTATATAGAGTTGGTGGAGACTACTGTTTTAGATAGTGGACAAGCCCTGCATAATGTCCTGGTAGCACGCCAGCGGCTACAAATCATAATGGAGAACGTCGCCCATCAGGTCTATAACAACGACAATCCCGTCGAGCTTATCTTCCCTGCCGACAATATCCATATCTATTACAACGGCGCATACTTCGCTATGAGGATCAACGAATGACCAATGAACAGCTAGAGGCGGCATTACGGGGAACGGAAACGAGGGTTACACTGGCTCGTAATGTAGCCGAACGGGGTCAACCTGCGGCTTTTGTTGCCGTGCTGGAACGCCACAAAAGGGCGGTCTATATCGGCTACGGTAGCACAATTTATGATGCTCTTACCGATGTCATAGAGATGGCACAGTTGCTTTATGGAGAACAAAAAAATGAACCTGAATAACTTTCTTCTCAATAACGTCCAGTGCTTCTTGTCGGTTTCTGCCGTCCCCAATGCTCGCCCCCCGTTCTTTATGGCGATATTAAAAGAACGCTCTTTGTACCGCCAGGACGAAAGAATCCTTATGGGGCGGGGGAATACCGCACAAGAAGCGATTGATAACCTAGACATGGAGCTACAAAGACATGGAGCTACAAAGACAATGAATATAGTTGCTGACTTTTCTGATGATGGCAGGGATCACGCGCTTCTTCATCCTGACGATTTCTCGCAAGCCGAGAAAGAGGGATGGACATTTGATTACTATGGCGACGACGGCGAAGATGGTTGGTATAGCATAAAAAGTGAAGCAAATGGAGAAAACAATGAAAACGATTGACAGACCGCAGTACGTTAGACTGATTCGGGTGCGGTATCATGGCCCGACTGAGAGTAGGGGTAGTAGAGTATCTATAAGTGCGGACTTTCCCCTCCTGGGGGAAAAGAAACGCATCTACGAGGGCTATGACTATGAGACAAGTGGCAGCCTAGATCAGGGGCTTGCTATGATTAGGGAGTTGCACAACTTCGATATAGTGTCTTTTAGTGAAGATGCTAATAGCTATATCGTTGCTGTAAAGCGAATGGAGATACAACAATGAATGAAACATTAGAAGATAAAACGTGTAACGGTTGGAAAAATTATGAGACGTGGAACGTTGCCTTGTGGCTACAGAATGACGAGGGCTTGTACCTTACCATCATGGACAATCTTGTGCATGGCATAACGTCATGGCTACCCCTTAGAGATACGATTATAGAATCATCCCAAGAGTTGCATGATGATATGGTAGGCAAGGCTTTCCCCGACTACCGACCAGGTACGCCGGATGGGGTTAGATGGGACGATGAGCGGGTTGATGTTGCTGAGATTGAGGGGATGATCCTTGAGATTTACAAGGGGATGAGGAAACACTGATGATAGAACTTGACGACCTGCTGGTATACCTGGATGTGAGACTGGAACATATTGCAATGCAGGCCACCAAACGCCCATATGATGCCGATCCTTGCCGCCTAATTGCCTATAATGCGGAGTACAAGGCTATTGACGAAATAAGAGAGTACATCTTAGGTTCCTCCCAACTCTTGGGGGAGGTTCCTCCCAACTCTTGACCCCCCTCCCTCCTCTCCGGTACTAATATGTTACATAATTTACCCACATCTTAGATAGAATTCCTACCTAATTTGTGGGTAAAGTGTTCTCAAATTGTTGGTGATATTCTGATTAAATTGTTGGTGATATTGTCTGGTTATTGGTTGGTAATTCCCCATCAATTGCCCAGCATAATCACCAAGAACGGCAGGGAAACATCATGGTTATTGAATACTTAAATGTCGAAATGTCGGCCAATGATGATAGAGGTGAAGTTCATATCGATAGGATTGAATGTCACTGTCAAGGCTGGTTATCTATTGGCGGTTATTTCTCTGTTGATTTCATTGGCTATCAAAGAGATGGGCAATGCGTTGTTCTTATCAAAAGTATATGGCCTCTTGGCAAAACAGAGCCGCTTGCTCGTAATACTCCGCCTGCCGTCTGGTCTGCCGCTCAAGTGGCAGCAGAGGAACTATGTGCCAGGCTCAGAGCTATGCAGGTCTAGCACACATCATCGCTATCACCATCTATCACCATCATCATCACACACACACGCACGCACACGCATGACGCACATCACATGATCACACATGGATTTTGCTCACAGAAAATTCCCCGATTGGGAAATTCCCCCGGCGAAATTCCGGCTAGACCATCTGTTCTCGACCACATAGACCAGTAGGCAAGATAGAACGTATGTTCTAGTTGCCTATAATCACGGTCAATCCGTATTGCAATGTGGGGGAATATGGAACGCTTCCATATATAGGGCATTTTCGATAATCCTGACTTATCGCAATACATGACCAATATTTGCGGTCTATAGCATATAGATTGATTCATGGCTACATCTATAGCATGCGCCAGCGTGATTAACTGTATCTATTGTCGCTTTTTTCATTTTTTCTCATCTGCGGTTAATGCAAAGACCTTTTGGATCGTTTATTCTGTTAGCACGTTGGCAATAAGACCAGCGATTAGAAAAATGGAGATTAGAACAATGGAACTTTTAGCGGAATACGTGGATCGGGCGATTATTTACGCTGAATATGATAATGGCGTAGGCTGGACAAATGAGCCTTATGTGGCAATCGTGGGTGATATTGAATATACGATTATCGTGGGCGATGTCGTGGTGGGAGAGTAGGACAATGATTATCACTAGAGATAATGTAACGGAATTAAGACATGGACAAACGCTGTATTTTCGCCTGGAAACAGGCAGCGATAGGCTACCGCGTCGTGTACGAGTAACGGGGAAGCTAAAGACATGGAAAACGCGCCCAGGCGATTTTAGATTGCCGGTTAAGCATGGCTTGTACTATAGCTTTTACATTACGGAAGATAATGGACATGACTTCGATACAGATCAAAACGCGGCATTTGCCGCTATAGGGGAAACGAATAATGTTAATTAAGCATGTGGCAATACGAGACATTTTAAATGCGCTAAAAGCCGCAAACGAGCGGTACGATGGCAATATCAAACTTGACCAATCGCCACGCTGGTCAGGCCGTGAAAATGGCCATAGGTTGACACTGCGTGTCCATGATAGCAAAGCATCTGGCGCACGCCGATCAGCAAGTGGACGTAGAACAGCATCGGCGTGCTGGCACGCTTATGGCTATTTCATTGATGCGTTGCCAGAACAGGCGATTATTCTTACTGGACGATCCCGCATACGTCCAGGCGACGAGTGGAATGATATTAAGGTTGGCAGCATATACAGACCAGCTTATATGAGCGAATTATGCGATTGTTAAGCATAGGGGATTATAACAATGTTAACTTTTGATTATGTGTTTGATTATGTGGCTAAGAATGGCGAGATCATCGTTGATCCACTGAGTGGCACACATGCCGTATGCTTGCGACATATTTCTGTAATGAAGCATATATCTACCATGCCGATCTTAAGTGCGCCAAATATGTATTGGTCAAAAGCATGGCTAGACACTATCTTGGCAGCGGAGGCAATGGGCGGATATGCACGCTTGATGCTAGTCAGCGGCACAACTATATTTGATGTAATAGAGACTCATAGCACGCCGGGTAACGGGAAGGGGATATAACAATGAGACAAATTAGGGTTGAGCATGACGGTAATGATTATGTTATAGGCATAGGCACTAACGGATTGTCTGACTTTGCAACGGTAAACGGTATAGCGGTATATGATTACCTTAGCCAACTTATCAATGGCGATAAGCGATTCACAGAAGTCCGCAAGGCGCAACGGGATATAGAGAGTGGTATAAGACGATTAGATTTATTGTTAAAAGAATGGGGAAATTACAATGAGTAAGCAGAGAGTTAAGATAGTTTTAGACGAGTATCCAGATAAACCGCATAGGGATGATTCAATAAAAGTAGAAGTCACGCAGAACGCAGAACAATTTATAGATCGCTATCTCGGCGAGCGTGATTTATTTATTACCGTCAACATTGATTATCGCCAAGAAGCGGTTATCTATGGTGACATTGATGATTTGCGTAAATTCAGCGGTTGGTACATTAACCGGAAGTTGATCGCAATGTTGGAAGCATACGCTAATGAGTACAGAGCTTACGCCGAAGGGGAAGTTTATGGGATTGTTCTTGAACAGAAATGCAATTCGTGCCAACAATGGGAACAGACTGACTCAGTATGGGGATTTTATGGATATGATGATGCTGTGTGTGGCGCAAGTGGTCACTTTCCAGGGGTTGCGATATTCATGGAAGGCGATGACCATTGGGATTAGGTGAAGTGAATTATGACAACTTATTTTGACGCATGGAATAGACCGATAGAAACAGACCTTGAAGGCTTTATACGGGAACTTACGGCCAGTATAGAAGGCCAAGTTGCGCGATTATCGTTGGAAGCGCGGGGATTAGAGACTAGCGAGAATCACAGATGGCTAGTACCTTACTTGACGGCGCAAATAACAGGTCTGGAGTATGCGCTAGAAAAAATCAGGTTGCTACAGGACGGGTGAATTATGACGCGGTGCGTCATGGATGAGAGATGTGTGGGTGGGATGTATATACAATGTATCTACTACCGCCCTCTCTCACCTTCCTCTCACCCTTCCCTCATCCTCTACTCATATATCAACGCTACTATATACAGTAGTACTAACAACCAACAGATGATTAACATCATCAACAGACAACAATGGAGAAACAGCAATGAGTAACAACAATAGACGCTTAGCGATTGCTTTGATCGTTATCCTCCTCTCCCTCCTCCTCAGTGCCTTGACAGGCCACTGGGTAGCACGCCTTGATGCACAAGGGCTACAGGTACAGGCAGACACCCGCCTTGCCCCCGGCCTCTCTGCACCCAACTACCTCCCCCTAGTGGCAGGCAGCACCGTAGATAATGACAGTGGTGCATGTGGGCATGGATACATCTGGCAAGGCCAAGTTACCTGGCTGCAGCTATATGCTGTAGATGTAGCAGATGAACACATACGCTCTTACCTGGATACGGTCTCTATACCCTACGTATGGTACACAGTTGATGATCACTGTGTCTATACGGTCTATGTGCTGGATGAGGATAGTGATGGCTATGTTGGATACTACGCAGGCCAGGGCAACACCCTTGCTAGTGCAGTGGAAGCAATGGTGCAATCGCATTACACACGCAACACCTTTATGATTGAAGACTAAGGGTAGAGACAGTGGTTAGTAGAGCAGCATAGAACAGTTGTTCTACTAACCGGAAATGATTCATGCAGCGAACCGGTAGTACGTCGGCATGTGTGTGCGACTTTCACTCCGCGCCCACGATCCCCCCCTTCGCCCCCATTAACGCAAAATGAAAAAGCACCCCCTTCATACCCGCCCCTGCTATAATAACAAGTGAGTCATTGCTTTTGCGCCCCGCGATTGCAACCGTAGCCCATCCTTTGTCGAGGTTGGGCTATAACTTTATTAGGAGAACCCTCACTCCCCAGATGAGGGGACGATAAGAACCTCCCTCTCCCCCATTTACATTCCCCCAGCAATCGCTTATGATGCAGCTATTAACATCCGCTGCTTCGGCAGCCAATTAGGAGACAGAATATGACAAAAAGACCAGAAAAAAAGCGTAGAGTTTCCATAGAATACTCGTCGCCTCCCAGTAGCTCGTCACAGACAGTCGTTTTTCACGGTGACTTTGAGGCCGCGCTGGCATCAAGTCCATACGGCAAGTTGGAGCAAATGGAGGGATACCCCACCAAATTCCTTCTCGTCGTTGATGGACGATACGACATACCGGACATAGTTGAGTATCTATTGTCATTTAACGACGAGGGAATCAATGGAGAGTAAAGCGATTTACATTTCCATGTCCCTTATAGGCAGCTTCGTGTTAGCCATAATAGCTTCTGACGGAGCAAGCGACGTAATGAATAGATTTCCGCAATGGATGAACGCCGCGCTACTCGTGTACCTGGTCGTTAATCACGCAGAGCGGCAGGGAAAGAAATAATGATAGATAAAATGAACGAACCAACTGTAACCTGTTTGAATTGTGGACAAAGAGATGCGGAAGTAGGGAACTTCTGCTCCGCCGCCTGTGCGATGGCGTATGGAGAGATGCTTGAGCGAGAGTGGAGACGGGAAGAACGAGAGGAGCAAGATAATGAACGACGAGCATTTTGAAGCAATGGACCGACAGCTAAAAAAGTACGAGCGCTTAATTGATGACCAAAAGTTAGAACTAGCTACGCTTATCTTCTGGACCCGCGTTGCGCTAGAAGCAATAGAGGCCGGGGAAGAGGTAGACAGTCCGATAGTCGAAGCCCTTAGAAAACTAACAGGAGAACAATGAACCTCAGTGAACTATCCGCCTCCGCCCGCCGCATCTACCAATATTGGCTAGGCGCGACCCACGATAACGTGGACCTCTCTACCGCCCTGGCCTTTGCTGCCTTCCACGACAACGAAGAGTACAATCGTCTTAAGCTAGAGAACAAGCTGGTCGGGCGCACGTATCGT